CTGTTGCAACCCTTATACTTGGTAATTGCGTTCTGTACACAGGATGTCTTACCAACTTGGATGCCGCTGCTATTGCCGACATTAGCTCTGCTACTTTCGGCCAATACACATACATCCGTTAATTCCACGATGGAAGGAGGTGAAACCATATGCCACGTGGTCAAAGTGATATACCGGAATTGAGACTGTCGGTTCTCCAGAATTACATGGAGATATTTGTTACACCGCCAGAATTGATTCTAATGAACATTTTTGGATCCAGCCAGTCCCCATCAAGTAGCATCGAGTGGGAAAGCCACAGAGGTGGAAGGGGTATGACCCCATTCGTTCCGCCTGGTGCTCCGGCGCCCCAGACCGCTCCTCACGGGATAAGCCAGCACAGAGCCGAGGCTGCATACTGGAAAGAGAAAATGCCTTTTGATGAAGAGTTCCTAAATAATCTTCGTCAACCTGGCACCGAATCCCAACGTATGACAGCTCAGCAGAAACTGGCGAGGGAATTGGCTAACCTTAAAAACAGGAGCAATAGACGAAAGGAATGGATGTTTGCCCAGATGCTGTTCAATAATGGCTTCTCCTATGATGTACAGGGAGGCTATAAGGTCAGCATTGATTATGGTATTCCTACTGCAAACCGGGTTGCACTTACCTCATCTTACTACTGGGGATCAGGTGCAAGTCGAAATGTGATAGGCGACATCCAGGACGGTAAGCAGCGAATTGCTGATGAGTGTGGCGGTAAAGTAGACATCGCTATTTTTAACTCCAGCACCTTGAAACTGCTTGCTAATGACACCAACATCACTAACTTGTTGAAGCGAGACGCCTTCGGCACTGGCGAGCTTTATGGTAATATCGCCAGAAATGTGCATGAAATTGTGGGTGTCAACCCCCAGATCCTGGGTTCCTTACTGGATATTCCTCGGTTTGTCGTTTACGATGAACAATATGAGATCAAAGCCTGGTTGACTGCTGCCGTAACAGGCGGAAGCACGACTTGGATATCAGTAGATGCCAATGAGGATTTTGTAGTTGGCGGAACGCTGAGAATTCATGATCGTAGTGCTGGCACTTGGGAGGAAAGGTACATCCTTTCAGTAGACGCCGAGGCTGGCACCGTTCAGATAGAATATCCATTTACCAATTCGTACAAAGCGATGGAAGACTATGTAACGATGGCACAGAAATTCGTACCGGACTACAAGTTCGTTATGATGTCTACCAGAGTCGATGGTCAGAATATTGCTGAGTACAAAGAAGCACCTTTCGGAGTAGCTCGCCATTATGGTCAATACACGGATACCAATACGGATTGGGATCCTGAAGTAACGTGGATTAGGGTGCAGGATAAAGGCTTGCCCGTTCTCTATCAGAGAGATGCGGTTTACGTTTTAACCGTTGCACAGGCAGCTGGCTTAGCAGCCACCTCAACCACCACGACTACATCATCCTCCACCACAACCACTACAACTGCTTAATAGCAGTGGTTGAAATTAAGGAGGCAATCGATATGGATATCGAAAAAGTAATAATATTGAGTACTCTAAAGAGTGGTAAAAAGATATGGGAGGAGGGGACGGTTTTAGTGCCGCCCCTCCCTCCTGACATACAAGAAGAGGTAGACCTTGGTGTTAAAACTATAAAGGTTATTTATCATAGGAAGTCAAGAAGGCTTCCTTCTCAGGTGAAACAAGATGACTGAAGAAGAATTAATCGATCAGCTAACAGAGGAAGTTAAAAATCTAGATACTTATCTGGAGAGGGATGATTACGTAAATGGATTGGGAGATGCCCAGGCTGAAACTGGATGGACATTACCTTTAGATGACACCCTCAAGCTGTTATGGATTAAGAAAAGAGCCAAACGTCATATCTTCTTTTACCTTTACTCCGAATCTGCTCATAAATTCAAATATAAGCAAATAAACCTTCAGCAAAGGTGGGAACATTATAAAGAAATAATCAGTACGATGGATGAGGAATTCGTAGCGTTTCAAGAAGATAGACCTGATCTTTTTGGTGCTGTGGATCCATTTCATGCTTTTGGTACTAAGATCGATGCTGGATTTGCTTATGAAGGTCAGACAGGAGAGGACATAACTTATAGTGATGTAGCTGAAGTTGATTTTACTCCTAAAGAGAATGACTAATGACCATTGGACCTGATATTAAAGAAGCTATTGTTGAGGTCGGAACTAAATATAACATATTAAGGGACAGTGGGAATGTTCTTGGAGAATATCTTGACTACGAAACTAATGCTCAGGTCACAAAACCCTTCATTCGAGAGTTCTTTCTCGAAGCTACCCTAGTATATGATACTTCAGCGTTAGCTGGAGATGTCATTCAATTTACCACCACATCAGAGAAATACTTCATAATGAATTTAACGCCAGAGATGTTTGAGAATACAGTTATCTCATATCAAGGCGTATTATATAAAACCAATGAAACCATGACGGTGTACAGACCAAGTGAGTCAAGGGACAGTCAAACCCTTTTGATGAAAACTACTTGGACACCCGTTGAAACCAACAAACCTATACTGATCACGGCTCCTTTATTTGGTATAGACTTAGATACAGACGAGCAACTTGGATTGATTGGGTTACAGGTGCATGAGGCATTTGTTCCATCCAGTTATGATATCCAAGTTTTAGATCGCCTGCTGTTAAGCTCTGGAGAGTACTATAGGGTAGAGGCGATAAAAAAGAGAAGATTTGAAGGCATGGACGTATTGGAAGTGGGAACTGACACTAGACCTACTACCACTACCACCACAACTTACACCACTACTACTACGACTACTGCCTAATGAGTTCAATGCTTGAGTTCTTTTATCTTTAGCATAGGAGATTATGCTAATGTCCAAGCCAGGTTGTTTATGTCCTTATTGCGGAACAGAAGTTATTATAATCAGCAGTAAAGAGGACGACCGTTTCAAGGTAGTTTGTCCTAAGTGTTTTAAGCCTTTTTATGTAGTGAATAGTAAGACCGGATTACCAGAAGGAGATCAGTATGAGGTGGATCCGAGGCATATACTATGAATTTGTTTATCAGCGATGAGGATTTAATCAGAGTAGATATTTTTGTTAAGCGATGTGGCGGAAATTGTGAACCTGGAAGATTACTGCATAGACTTTACTCGGCTTATTTAATGATGAGGGAAGCCCTAAAAAAAGCCGATTATGAAGCGTATCAAAGGATAATTGAAAATGGTGAGAATGTCGTGGGATTTGAACAGCTACCGTCGGTATCTGGGTGCCTTGATAAAGATAAGAAGGAAGGCACAGATAGAGCAGAATGACCTTCCCATGCGTTCGGCACTGGACTATGTTTATCGTGTAAGTAGTAATATCAGTATTCAAAAGTTTGCAGGACAGTGGTCACCTCTTAACCAGCGTTATAGGGAATGGAAGTTGTTTGCTTTTGGTGAAAGTAGATGGTGGATAATGAGCGGAGCCTTACAAAGGTCTCTTACAATTTTTAAACTAAGTGGAGGATGGTTTGGAGGAGTTCCTGCACATGCTATGGCACCTGGTACTTCTTGGTTTGGAACGGATCCTGGTCCACCTGTTAGCATAGCTGAGTATGGGTATTGGGCTGAATATGGTAGAAGGGGGCAGGCTGCTAGGCCTCTTTTTAATCCTACCCTTGAAGAGTTTATAGAAGAAGGATGGCCTAAGCAAGCTACTCAATCAATGTCTAAATTAATGGGAGCATGGCGATGAAATGGTTAAAAGGTAATGTCGAATCAATTTTAACCGTTCTGGCAATAATTGGAATGGTAGTAGGAGGACTGTCCTACTTTGCTAAGAGTGAAGATCTTAATCTTGTTGACCTTAGGCTAGAACAGAAGATAGTAGGAGATGCAATATATCAAATATCTATGCAGATGGGTCAATTGGAAGATAAACATGGAAATGATAATTGTTCTAGATGGAATGATGCCAGAGATCGTGAACGTTATCGTAAATTAAGATTACAATTGGAATCCCTTAAGAAAAAGCAAGATGCAATCATCAATGAACAAACAAGGAGTAGATGATGAAGATAGTGGATGCTTATCCAAAGGATGTTCATGTTCAAATTGAAATGCCATTAAAAGAACTTAAAATGCTCAAAACGTATATTGAGAACAGTCTTCCTGTTTATGCTCGTGTACATGAAGAGTTTGAGGAAGAGCAGTTCTTGGAGCACAACTTCATTCCAGAAGCTAAAAGCGTAATAGAGTACGCGGAAAAGTTTAGCAAATAGCACAGCAAGCAATTTAAGAAGTTCGTGCAGAATTCGTTAAATAAACTGCACTAAATTTAAGAACAGAGGTGTATAACAGTATGACTTTAGACGCTACAGCAAGAGAAGCAAATATCAGAGATAGTGTTAAAAAGTTCTTTATAGACACCTACTCCGTCCCTATGTCTTTTGATAAAGCTCTATCTCAGCCTGACTTGCAAGGGCGTACCGTTCATAAATGGATAAATGTAATTATTCACCTTTCAGAAGTAGCTCTTTTATCTGACACCTTGGTACATGTGTACTGCTGTACGAGACAGGATAATGAATATTTTAAATTATCCCAGTTAAGGGACACTATTGTGGAAGGACTTTCGATTGACTCTAGTACCAGTCAATCTGATGCCTTTAAACGAATCACTTTCTATCAGAGTCATCCTACTAATCCATGGACAGAAATAGGGAAACTGCTAGTTACCGAAGTGTATGAGTCAATACCTATGGAAGGTCCTGATGAAACCAAATATAAAATAATAACAGTACGATTAAGGGCACCGGCAAAGTGAGAACTCTATTATGGCAAAACGATTCTACCACTGCAAGTACTGTGGAAAGCGAATGATAGAAAGACTACCGAATGGATGTTGGAAGTTTGTATTTGGTAGTGATAAGGAAAATCCAGGAGATCCTCCTGTTGAAATGATAATATTTGGATCGCTTAAGATGAAATGTCTTAGGAGATCTTGCGGTAAGTTTAATACTTTTTATTTTTGGCCTAAGGTGAGGTTTGCAAGTCAATCAGACGACATTGAGGTTAATCCTATAAATGAGCAGTCTGAAGTTCTGGCAGAAACTCGTAATCATTAACTTTAACAAGGAGGTATAGACTATGGTTGATCGTTATGGTCCATTGACCAAAGACAGTACCACCATTGCGTTAGGTCTGGCGCAGATCAGGGTAGGCCCTTCAGCGGCTAATATTCATAATTATAATCCCTGTCTCGGTTCTGCACACAGCCTAGGCGCTATGGCAAACACCTCTTACACAGGTAATCTGGAATTCTATAAGCTAGAGTCTGGATATCCTCTGTTAGAGGACGCTACATTCCCGCTGCGGGAATCAGCTATGCTGTCATGTGGTTTTAGGGAAATCACTCCCAAAAACATGGCTCTAGCTTATGGCTTGGATCCTGCAGATTATACCAATGCACATAGTGGAGATGTGCCGTTGGGTAACATTTCAACCCCGGTGTTCATTAGAGTGGAGGCTTTGTATACCTTCCCTGATGGCTCCAACACCATGACCATTGTTTTCCCAAGAGCTCAGGCTATTGCTTCTATTGAGATGGAGTTTGCACCTGAGGAACCTGCTGCTGTTGCCCTTCAACTCGAGGCTAAGAGAGCAGACAGCGGGATTAGTGGTGGAAATGCGGTATGGGATAGTGCCCCTCTGGGTCACATTATCTGGAATACCACAACTTACACCACTACCACTACTACTACAGCTTAATAGCTGAAACAACCTTTTAGGAGGGAAATAAAATGCCAGACTCTTCTGATGATAGAAAACTCAATCCGCAGGTTCGCTCTGTCGAAATAGGCAAGCGAACCCTGCGGAACCTTTCCATCTATCCTCTTTCATTATCTGATCAGCTTAATCTCACAGACCTTGTAAATAAAGGATTGAATGCTTTCCTTCAAATGGCACCTGATGAAAATGAAGAAGGAATGATGCAGTTTATAGCCTTTGTGTTAAGTTTAATCAAAGAAAATATCGAGCGTATTGTTGAGATGATTACTGATGAAGATAAAAGTATATTGGAAGAGATAACGAATGTTCAATTAATGGAAATTGTGGAGATCGTTTATAAGGAGAACTTTGAAGGCCCTTTGGGAAAGTTGACAAGCCTCTTCCCGGAGGTGAAGAGGCAGGAGCAACTGTCACCCTCGCCGAAACGGTCACCACGTGTTGTGAGATCTACGGCTACACCTTAGACCACTTCTATAAGTTAAGTTATAGGAATGGAGGCCTTACTTTTGGACAGGTTGAGGTTTTATTTGATCATTACCAAGACCGTATTTATAAGGAGATGCGCTTTAGGGCTTCTATGGCTGGTGTCAATCTTGACAAAGAGGTGGAGAAGAAAAAGGAAACGGATCTTACGACCTTCAAGGATCCTGAATCCTATGAACACATGTCAATAAAGGACAGAAGAAAACTTACAATGGAGATGTTAAAGAGGATTAAACCAAAATTATCAGGTAGTTTTAAAAATGGCTGACAGAACATTAAATCTAGGTACACTTTTTACGGCTGACATACGCGATTTCCTAAGTAAAACCGCCCGCATTAGAGAAGAATTACGCAAGATGGGAGCTGCCTTTGAACAGGGAGCTAGGGGCGGATCCAAGATGGGAAGTGAAACTGCCGCTGGTATTGACAAGGTAGATAAGAGTGTTAAGAAGAGTGGCAAGACGGTCCAGGAATACAGCAAGCAGATTGCTAAAGTGGAAGGTGCTTGGAAGCGTGTTTTGGCTGCTATGAAGGTAACCGCTTCCTATGGATTAGCCGCCTCAGCTATCTTCTCCGTAGTGCAGGCTCTTAAAGCAGGTGTTACGGAAATCATAGATTTTGATCAAGCTCTTAAAAACCTCCAAGCTATCACCCGTGCTACCGACAACGAAGTGCTAGGTATGGGTGAAACAATAAAAGATGTGGCACAGAAAACCAAGTTCTCTACTGGTGAAGTAGCAGAGGGAATGGTATTGTTAGGACAGGCTGGTTTTAGTGCTACAGAGGCAATGCAGTCGATGGAAGCAGTAGCTAACTTGGCTACTGGAACATTATCTGATTTAAAGACTACTTCTGATTTACTCACCACCACTATTCGTGCATTTGGATTCCAAACGGTAGAGTCAGCCCGTGTATCTGATGTTATGTCAAATGCTATCAACCGTTCTAAACTTACCCTTGACAAACTCCGCATAGCGTTCAACTTTGTAGGTGCCGCGGCAGCACAAACAGGCCTATCGCTGGAAGAGACCGCCGCCGCTATGATGGTTCTTGCTAATAACGGTCTGAGAGCAAGTACCATTGGTACTGGTTTGAGGCAAGTATTAGCCAGACTTCTTGCACCTAACCGCAATTTAAGAGAGGAATTTGAAGCACATGGTATTGCTCTAACCAAAGTTAATCCTAAATTAGTAGGATTCCAACAGGCTTTAATGAACCTCAAGCCTATACTGTATGACTCTGAGAGGCAAGTTGTAGATATGGGCAAGGCTTACAGGTTGTTTGGACTGCGTGGTGCCCAAGCGGCCGCTATCCTTACTCGTGCTTTTGTTACAGGTGACTTTAGTAAGATGTTGGAGTATACCTATGAAGTGGGTTCAGCTGCTAGGATGGCTGCAAAACAGATGGAAGGTCTTGGAGTTAAGATTAAGAATTTAGCAGATAGAGCAAAATTGATAGCAGTAGCTTTCGGTGAAGGCGGGGCAATAGGAGTTATGAAAGGTTTTATCGATGTGCTCAGAGCCGTTGCAAAAGGTATTGCTGATTTTGTTAGTTCAGGTCCTGGTAGGCTAACTACAAGTTTTACCGTGTGGACAGGTACTATTTGGTTGTCTATACAGGCTTTGAGAGGTCTGTCTGTGGCTTTTGTATTTCTTGGCAGTAAAATAGGTGCTGCCATTACCACTTTAAGATTGTATATTCAATTATTAGTTCAACTTCAAATAGTCTCGGGTCAATCCTTACTGACATTTAAGGGAATGAAAACTGCTCTTTTAAATGTGGGTGGGATAATAAAAGGATTTAAAGGAGGATGGTTATTACTGGCGGCAGCTATAGGTGCGGTGGTAGCAGCTATTAAGTTTTGGCTAGGTGCTCAAGAAAGAGCTGTAAATGCGGCCATTAAAACTCAACAAGAGCAGGAGAAAACTGTACAGACTCTTAGGGTGTATGCTCAGGCACTTTCAGATCTTCAGGCAAGACAGAATGAAGGTAAGGATGTAAGTAAGGAACATGCTGGGTTAGTTGCTCGTTTAAGGAAAGAATATGAATTATTGAATGGTGTGTTGTCTGAGTCAGTAGATGCAGTAGGTAGGAATGCGGTGCTTACTCAGAGAGCATATGAGGAAGAACTTAAAAAGAGTATCATTGTAACTTCTGATTTGGCTAAAGAGCAAAAAAAGCTATTAGATGAAACTGGAAAATGGGAAGGATTTAAGGAAAGAGTAAAAAGGTTCGGTGGTGTATTTGTAGGTGTGTTAGCTGATTTTGGTCAATGGATACTCAAGGGAATTAAATGGCTTGCTGATTTTGGAGCCAAAATTATAGATTTAGCTAATATAGTGCTGAGGAAACTGAGCCCAGCGTTTGCTTTCTTTTCGGATGTAGGAAAGAAGGGCTTAGAAACCCTTAGTAAATTTTTAGGTTACTTTACGGAAAATCTAGAAGATGCTGGTAAATCAACCGAAAAGTATAAAAAGCAGAATGAAGAGCTCATTAACACTTATGTTATTATGGCTCAAAAACTCAAAGAAATTACAAAAGGACAGGCCTCTATAGAAGATATAATAAAGCAGATCGAAGAAATGCAGGGAGTTAAGTTAAGCCCAGAGGCTATATCTGCTATAACTGAAGAACTTAATAAAGTAACCGTTAAGTTTGAGAAGGAGACTGAGGAATGGGAAAAACAGTTAGGTAAGTTACCTAAATCGTTTCAAGAGATGTTTAGGAGTTTAGATCCCATCCAGAAGGTAGAGTTCGCTAAGAGACTTAAACAGATGGAAAATGAAATAGCGGCTGCTGAGGATCAGATAAAGATACTTCTTGGTAAAGAAGAGAGTTTCCAGAAGGAAAGGGCTGCTATTAGAGCTAAATACCTTGCCAAGTTTGCGGAAGATATGGGTAAGGAAACCAAGACTACAGAGGAAAGTTTAAATGACCAGATAAATTTGATACAGGAATTTGTAGAGAAAGAGAATGAGGAATACGAAGGACGATTAGAGGAAAGGGAGAAAACTTATGAGAAGGAATTACTGTTAGCGCAGGGCAATGAGGAAGAGGTAACCCGTGTAAAGCAAGAAAATCTGGAGAAAAGAACCCAAATAGAGAAAGACCATCAGGATACTATTTTGGGTTATCAATCTGTTATTACACAGAAAAGGGGAGAGCTTGAGGCCGAACTTACTGAGAAGATACTAAAGGAAAATGCTAAGGTAACCCAGGGTATAATTAATGAACTGAAGAAAAGACAATCAGAACTTAGAAAAGAGGCTGAAGATTTTGAAAAGACCTCTCTTGATTTTAAAAAGAAAGGTCAAGAAGAGGCTCTTGAAATATCCCGTCAGGGGATGAGTGAAGAGCAGAAGTTCCGAAGCATAATGGCTGAAAGGGATGATGTTTTAAGAAGGGCTAGAATAACTAAAGATAAGGAACTTTTCAACAAAGCACTAGAATTAACCAAACAGTTAGCCACCGAAGTTAAGGACGAAAATGGAGAAGTAATTTACACCCTTGAAGAGAATGCCCGTAGGTTCTCCCAACAGTATCAGGATATCGCTCGTAATGCACAACTCACGTTTAAAAATCTATCAGAGGATAGAAAACAGGAACAACAGGATGTAGAAACAGCAATCACTAAGATGACTGATTTGTTAAAAGCATACAAAGGGGAGATGGATGAAATTTCAAGGAAGAAATTGGAATTACAAGCTGATGAAGCAATGGATAAATTGGATAAAATGTACGATTGGGTCACCAAGTTCAGAAAGGAATGGGACCAAATTGAATCTAAATCAGTAGTTTTGAATGTTGAAGTTAAGCAGAGTGGAGGAGGTGGAAGCACTTCTACCACTACTCCTGAAGGTGAGGGTGAAACTGTAGAGTCAGATTCGAGCGAGCGAACCTATATGAGAAAGGGAGGAATAGTTAAGCAAGTTAAAGAAGTAATTCACAGAAGAATAGGCGGATGGGCGGATAGGGCTAGAGGTAAGATAGCTGGATACGGAGGCGGAGACATTGTTAGAGCTATGTTGGAGCCTGGGGAATTTGTCGCCCGTAAAGAAGCTGTTAGCAAATATGGTCCTGATTTCTTTGAAGGTCTTAATAAGATGACGGTGCCGCAGACCGTAGTTGAGGCACAAGGAGGTGCCCAAAGATCTGGTGGGTCTGAAACTGCTTCCACTGCTGCTTCTGCTGCTGGCGACGGTGGGGATGGCGGAGGGGTAGCTGCTAAAATAGGTGGCTTAATCAAAGAAATCAAAAAGAAAGTTATCACTTCTAATACTAAAGTAGTCAAGTTGCGAAAGGGAGGCAATGTAGTGAACTATATAAGGTCTGCTGGTGCCCGTGTTCACTCCTCCCTTTCCAATATTTCTTATAGCACCCAAAGTAGGACGGCTTATGTGGCCGCTCGTACTGGAGGTTTAATAATGGCTCCTGCCCCTGCTCCTGCCATAGTAAAGCTACAAGAAGGAGGAAATGTTCCTTACAGCTCTAAGGAACCAGGCAAAGTTATCAATGTTAATATAGCACCTAGGTATTTAACAGGCGACCGTAGGAGTATGCGACAGGCAGCGGTTGAAATTAAACGAGAACTCGAAGCACTAGGAGTAAGATGGGGAAAATAGAATGTCATCTGTAAAATTATTTCCTTACAATATATTAGCGGAAGACGCTTCGGTAACCGTTACAGGATCTCCTGATAGCGGTTATCCTGAAAGTAGACTTTATGACAGGTCGATTGACTTCTATTGGAAATACACTAATACTGGAGACATTAGTATAGAGTGCGATCAAGGATCTGGTATTCTTAATGTTGATTTCTTAGCGATTGAAAGACATAATTTTAATGGAAGAACGATGCATTGGGAATATAGTGATAATGGAAGTAGTTGGTCACCTGCTGTTACCAGTTGGACTCAGTCTGGTAATACTCAAATCATAAAAACCCTTACTACAGCTTTAACTCACCGTTATTGGAGAATACGGGTTATTGGTGCTGTAAATCCTCAATGTACTGAGGTGTGGATGAGTTTAGGGTATGAGTTTAGGATTAATTATGAAAGTCCTTCAGGTAAACCACTACCTAATGTTCGCTGGCGTGAAACATTGGGAGGCATGGAGAGGAGCACCAAGCTAGGAGGAGTTAGAAGGGAAAGAAATTACACATTACCTCATTTTCAGAATGACTATACGTTGGCTTCTTTTAGGCAGGCAGAGGATTATCTGGACGACTATTCTAAACCTCTTTATATAATGGATCATGAAGGCAATTATTGGTTTGCTAGGATAAGAGATACAGAAGAAAACTATAATACGGAAGAAACTGCTGAACGAGATATTGAATTCTTAGAGATGCTATGAAAACCTTAACCTCTTTTAATCAAACAGCTTCGGACAGTCCACATACTGATTTAATAAGATTAGCCAAGATAGAATTAAGCGGTCTTACACTTTATTTTTGTGACCGTTCTTTTGGTAGTGCTGGGTCTGAAATGGAGTTCAACAGTCAGCTCTATGAACCCATGGTTCTTAGTTGGAGTGAAATAAGATCAGGAAAGGTGGGATTAGAAGGTAAACCCAGTGAACCAGGAGAAACTAGTTTTGTAATAGACAACACCATTCCTGTGGGAGGTGTGGATTACTTCACCAAACTCTTTAATTATTACAAACCTGCTTATTCCGTAGTAACCATATCTGAAATATTTGAAGGAGCCTCTGCTTCAGATGAAATCATACGTTTTAAGGGTAGCATTGAAGATATCGATATGGGATGGGAAGAGGTAACCCTTCACTGTTCTGATCTTAGTATAGATATAGATAAAAAGATAGAATTTGAGGTGATGGATGAGGAGACATATCCTGAAGCTGATCCAGATGATTGGGGCAAAATGCTACCAATTGTTTATGGTCAGGCTAAACGAGTTCCTTTCCTAGCTGCTGATGCAGGATCTATGTCTACATTGGTAACTAATATTACCAATGTACAAAGTACTTTCGATGTTTCAGAAGGAAGTAAATTTCCTTCTGGTGGTGCAGAGATTCAAATAGACTTTGAGAGAATATTGTATGTTCAAAGAGTGGGCAATACACTTACTGGATGTATCAGGGGATATAATGGAACAGATGCAGTAGCTCATAATGTAGGTGCAACAGTGGCAGAGATTCAGACAGCCTATATTTACTTGATAGGGCATCCTGTTCATTCTATTGATGACGTATATGTTATAAATAGAAATTCAGATGAGAATGTTCTTCAGTCAGGAAACTATACGGTTTATACAGGGCAGAGCGGAGATGAGCATACCGATTATCCTGGAAAGGCTGTGATTCAATTTAACACTATTCCCTCTATTGAAGCCCAGGTTAATGTAGAGATAGAGGATACTATAGATGTAGATGATAATATTGCGGTTCAAGATGCACAGCATAAGCATAACGCAGGAGGGGTAGATTACGAAGTATATGAGTTTGAACAAGCTAGGTATACTGTAGGAGATGGAGGTTGGTTTTCATGTAGTGATATCTATCACCAAGAAAATTGTACTCTTAAAAATATTGTAGATAATAATGTTACTAGTTGGTGTGCTATGCAAGGTCAGGGCACTAATGTTGAATTATCTAAAGTTTTTGTTCAAGATGCACCTGGTGATATCGAACAATACCGTGTTTGTTGTGCTATTTATGCTGCTGATACAAATTGTGGTGTACATGTTGATTTTATTAATAGTACTATTGATTGGTCAAGGACAGGTGGGGACTTTGTAGTAAATGTGATAGAGAAAGGACCATGGAGGGAGTATAGTGGCACCTGGGAGAATTTCTTAAATGAGGAAGCTAATATAACAAGAACAGGCACTAGTGCTGGAGGTTATGTTTTAGCGAGTCTTGTATGGGTGGAGTTAATAATTGGTGCGGAGGTGCCTCAATCTTATTCAGGTGTTACTAAGCAGAATACAGTCCTCAAAATAGGTACTGTAGAATTAGTAGGTAATAGCGTAGCTGATACAGTAATCGGGGGTAGGGTTTCGGCTGACATACAAGGATATGAAGCGGACGATTCGGGCGATTATGGCACTGACGGAGAAGTGATAGAAAGGCCTGATTACATACTAAAGCACTTCCTGATAGAACGCTGTGGTTTAACCTCCAGTGAAATAGGAACTACATACACACAAGCAGGCTCTGATTATGATTCTAATAATATCACCCTTGCTCCTGTACTTCTGGAAAAACCTAATATTAGGGAGTTCATTAGTCAAATAGCTTTTCAATCCCGTAGTATAGAGTATTGGGAGGAAGGCAAGCATAATCTTAAATGGATACCTTACACTGACACTTCAGATAAAACCATCGAAGCAGCCCGTATAGACATAGAATCTATATTGTTGAGCTATACACCAAGAGCTGAAATATTGAATAAGTTTGTAGGTGCCTACAATAAGGAATGGATAGGTGCCTTTGGTTCCAGTGCTTATTCTGAGGAGATAGAATCTCAAAGGAATGTAGTTCTAGCTCAGTCTGTTACAAGTCAAGCTGATTTTGGAGTATTGGAAGAAGATCCACTTCAGCTTGATTTTATCAGAGATGAATCACTAGCTCAACGCATACTTAACTATTTTAGAGACGTTAGGTGTCAACCACGATTAGTAGTGGAGTACACAGGGGGACAGTACCTTACTGATTTTGAAAAAGGAGATATTTTTGATTTTGTATTTGAAGCGGATGCGGATCTAGATAAAAGACTGCTCGGCTTGGTCACAAGTGAAGGAACTCAGTTTAGAATTATCGACATGGAGCACAGGGAAGGAGGGGTGATATGGATACAGGGTATATTAGTAGTTTCCTCTTCTACCTCTTCTGGTGCTTTTTATCCTTCCTCAGCATCTGATGACGGCTATACCCAAGGATCTACTTTTTACAATGACACAATCGCTATACCTATAGGCGATTATCAAGGAAGCCCTGTTTACTAATGGCAAAAACTTTTATCAGATTTAATAATGTTGTTATTCCTGAGGAATCTGTTATAGCCAGAGCCTTTGTGGTTTTCACTTCTTATTCTTCTCTAGACTCTATAGATGCTAATGTTAAATGCTATTTTGCTAATCAAGATAATCCTTCCGCTCCTTCCTCTAAAAGTGATTTAGATAGTAGACCTTTGACCTCTTCTGTGGACTGGACAAACCTCCAAGAATGGGTAGATAATAGGGTGTACACTACTCCTGATCTCAGAGACATACTACAAACAGTGATGGATAGGGAGGGATGGGAGAGCGGTAATAGTGTTCTTTTTATAATGGAAGACGATAGTTCTGACACTGGATCCCGTCGTGAGTTTTCGGCTATTGAGTTCCTTAGTGGGGCTGAGAAAGCAGAACTTAGGTTGTCTTGGGAACCTCCACGTCAAATAGAGAGGGTGGATTTTATTCCTGCACCAGGGGCTTATAGTGAGGATGTGGATGTAGAGTTAGTAGCTTACCCTTCTGGATGTTCTATCTATTATACTTTAGATGGAAGTGATCCAGATGAAAATTCTTATCTTTATTCTTCTGCTCTTCCTTTGATCACTTCTGAGTATAATTATCATATAAGGGCTCGTGCTTACAAAGATCATTGGCTTCCAAGTGAAATATATGATGGTTATTATTTTACCACTACTATTGTTAAGGTTGAGGAGATATTTGATTCTGGTGAGAATCGTTTGAGGTATGTAGATATTGCTTTGGATTCTAATGATGTTCCTCATTTATTCTTTGGAAAGTTAAATCCTCTTGTAGGAGTACTTGGAAGTTATGAATTATATTATATCAATAGAATAGGAGGATCGTGGTCACCAATGGAATTGATCCGTCAGATTCCTTATGACGGTACTTATAGGCAGATTAATCGAGACATGGGTATAGTGATAGATAGTAATGACGACCCTATTGTTTACTGGTCTGAGAATAGAGAAAGTGGAATCTATAATGCTGATTTTTGCAGGGCAAAGAAAAGTGGAGGATCTTGGTCATTAGAAACTCCAGTATCAGATCTAAGTTCTTATTTAGTATTGGATTTTGAATATTTTATAGAGGAAGATGATACAGAACATGTGATGTTTACTGACTATACAGGTGTATATCCTGTAAGATGGTTTTCGAGGAACCCTAACACTGGTAATTGGTCTTATGGTGGTCAATTTTCTAGTAATGTGGATTATGATTTTGTGATAGACAGTAATGGTTATATCCATTGTGTATATGGATCTAACAATCTTACCAGTATTTATTATAGGACTAATGCATCTGGTTCTTGGGTAACAGAGTCTTGGCTTCATCATCCAGAAAATGAAGATATAAAAATCTTTGGTACTTTCAATATAGGATTAGGTATAGGAGATGAAGTTCATATAATGTGGGCTGGTAATGAGTATCATCAAGAAGCTGCCTGTGGTGGAATACATAGGTTTAATTCTAGAATCATAAGGTGGTATAAGGATGAAGAAGGAACTTGGGTTCGAAGGATATATGAAGATGCTGGTAAGAAATGGGATGAGGCTGGGGATTGTAGAGATAATTGGTATACAGCATTAGATATGGAAATGCTACCTATAAATGCAGAAAACAATGTGCCTAGTTTTGTAGGACGTTGGTGCAGTTATAGCACCTGTTACGTGACACTTTGGAGAGGGTATGGAGCAAATATAAATATAGAAGGGGGATACGAAGAGGACGAATCTGCTGAGTGTAATGCTGTAGATAGTGATCTTAATAATCATTTAGCGTGGGTATGGGAAAACGAAGATGTAACTCCTAATACATATAAATTAAAATATGGAACCACTGCAATTGAGTGGAGAGAGTATTTGTAATGGCGAAAGCATTTATTAGATTTACAGGTGTGAATATTCCTCAGGGAAGCAGTATCAATTTGGCTTTCGCTCGATTTATAGCATATGGAGCTACCAATGCTTCAAATGCCAATGTTACCTATTATTTTGTAAATGCTGATAATCCTAGTGCACCAGCTAATAAGACAGAGTTAGATGCCTTCAGTTTAACTTCTGGTATAAACCAAAGCGATCTACTTGCTTGGGGCGACGGTACAGGCTATAGCACTCCTAACCTAGCTTCTATACTTCAAACAGTGATAGACAGGAGTGGTTGGGCGAGCGGCAATGCTATTATATTGGTGATAGACGACAATAGTTCTGACACCGGATCCCATCGTATGTTTAGCAGTTATGACTATAATAGTGGTTCGGAGAAGCCTACCTTCTATGTAGATTGGCGTAGTCAGTGGCTACAGTATTTTAATTATACTCGTTGGGAACCTGATCATATAGATCCTGAAACTGACATCGAAGTTGAATGGGATTCTGTTAATGGTGATTGGGATTTCAATGTAAATGCAGATTCAAATGGTGGTCGTCTAAGAGCTATTGGTACTTGGATGATTAACTTCAGACCTGAAAAGATTAAAATCATCCATGATCATGGAGGCAGTCCAAATCTTGAAATAATGACCACTAATGGTCAATGCTGGCAAGGTAATTATGCTTCAGGTACTGTGATTTACCCTAATTGGGTGAATAGAGGAGATATAGATTACTTTACCTTTACCTTAAGTGCTGGAGACGACACACCATTCAATGTAACTGATATACTGCTTTGGGATACAAGAACCACCGCAAGTCAAACAACAACCTCTACCACTACATCTACTTATAGCACAACCAGCACATTATCCACCACAAGTAGTTTCACCACTACTACTGGATCTACTACTTTCTCTAGTACCACTTCAACAACCAGTAGTAGTACCAGCACTACAATGAGCACGAGTAGTACAGAGACCACCTATACTACTAGCACTACAGGAACTACTGGGAGCACCACTTCTAGTACTCATTCGAGCACTACTTCCTTTACCAGTACAAGTACCAGCACCTTCAGCACAACCAGTACATCTACATCAAGCACCAGCACTTCTACCTATAGTACAACCAGCACTTATTCTACCACCAGTACCAGCACCAGTACATTCACTACGACTAGTACATACTCTACCACCAGTACCAGCACATCAACCTACTCGACCACAAGTACTTTTATAACAACCACATCTTCTTCTACTTCTAGCACCAGCACCAGCACCAGCACCAGCACATACTCCACTACTACATCTTCAGCTACTACCACCACTCAAACTGTACCTTGTGATAATTGGAGTAGTGATCATACATCAGGAGGAACTGCTTCGGCTTTTTCAACGCAGGCTGGTAGTGACCCAGATAATGCTTTTGACGATAATGATAGTACTTATTGGCAGGCTACAGTAGATCTGTTTCCAAATTGGATACAGATTGAAATGACATCAGCTTGGATTGTGCATAGGGTTAGATTACTTTTTAACAACGCTTCTTATAGGCCTACAGGATTGTCAATCTTATCTTCGGCTACAGGTAATTTTGCAGGGGAGGAAACTACTCATTATTCTGGAGAGAATCCTAAGGGAGGATGGAATACTTATGATATATTAGATAATACATTACATCATAAGTATTGGCGTTTTAGATTTACTGATGCTTTTGATAGTACTAATGTTTATTTGCATGAGGTAGAATTATTAACTTGTGGTACTCTTACAACCACTACAACTACCTATACAACTACATCTACCAGTACATATAGCACAACCAGTACCAGCACCTCGACCTTTAGCACAACTAGTACATACTCAACTACCAGTACCAGCACCAGCACCTATTCAACCACAAGCACAAGTACCAGCACCTTCAGCACAACCAGCACCAGCACCAGCACCAGTACATACTCTACAACCAGCACAAGCACCAGCACCTTCAGCACAACTAGTACCAGCACCAGTACATACTCTACTACAAGTACCAGTACAAGTACCAGCACCTATTCAACCACAAGCACAAGTACCAGCACCAGTACCAGCACCAGTACATATTCAACCACCAGTACCAGTACATCTACTAGCACAAGTACCAGCACATATTCAAGCACCAGCACAAGCACCAGCACATACTCAACCACTAGCACAAGCACCAGCACATACTCGACCACTAGTACCTATTCAACAACTAGTACAAGCACTAGTACCTATTCAACAACCAGCACAAGCACGAGCACAAGCACCAGTACTAGCACTTACTCTACCACAAGCACTTACTCTACCACAAGTACCAGTTCTAGTACAGCATCTACAACCAGCACCTTAAGTACCACATCGTCTACAGCATCTACAACCAGCACCTCATCTACCACAAGTACCAGTTCTAGTACAGCATCTACAACCAGCACCTTCAGCACTACCACTACAACCGAGCCCCCTCCTGTTCCTGACTTTGAAGATGATTGTTCCGGTACTTTTACTGATAAATGGATCGATAACTCTAATAGTAATAATCATGCTCAATATACAAGTGGACAATTAGAATTAGATCTTAATACAGCAGGTGGAAATTATGGATGTAATGCACTTTTGAAAGATGCTTTGGATGCTTCGGGACAATGGTCTTTCAAATTTTGGTTTAAACCTACAAACAATCCATACGATGATGGTCTAATTAATTATATACAAGGTTTTGAAATAGTCGAGGCGAGTCCAACTTACTATACTGGTTCTTGGGATTATAACAGATGTGAACTTGATATGGGTTCTGCTGGAGATAAAATAAGATTGGCAATGAGGTCAGATACTAGTGGATTAATAACTGTTACAGAAGTTAGTGGTGGTAGTGGAAACACTCTTATTAATGAATCATTTACATACGATGAAACAAATGGACATAATGTGGAAATTGTCCTTAATTTTGATGAAGAATGGATTGAGTTATATGTAGACGATACCCAGTATGGATCACAGCAGTCGGTATCTAGTACGATTCTTTCAGCAATTGGAAGCTCTTTTAAGGTTAATTTACATTATCATAACTATTTAAAATCAGGATATAATTGTTGGTTCGACAATTTTGAGTTTACACAGAGTTAACGGATATATGCTATAATCATATAGCGTCAATCATTAACCAAATGAAGAAAGGAGTAGGAAGATGAAAATTGCAATCATGACAACATTTCAAGAGTTTCAACCAGGTTACAGTCTTACGGGTATTGTTAAGGATCAGGTAGAGATGCTCGCTCGTTATGACCATGAAGTTCACCTTTTTGTAAATGAAAGGTATCATGGAGAGGACTTTCCAGGTAACGTACAATTAAGGAAGGAAATACCTTTTACTCACCTCAAAGATTATCATTCTGTGAGGGACCTGTCAGACGAGCATAAGATTATCAAAATTGAGACAGCCAAAAGGTTCGTCAAGATACTCGGTGAAGAGGAATTTGATGTAGTTTATACTCATGACTTTGTTTTCATTGGTTGGAATATGCCTTATGGTGAAGCTATAAAGGAAGCTACTTCCAATCTACCAAAGGTAGTGTGGATGCACTGGATACACAGTATCCCTTCAGGTGGTCCACGAGATTGGTGGAATATAGGGGAATACGGTCCAAATCATAAACTCATCTATCCAAACGAAACTGACCGTATTAGGGTAGCAGAGCACTATAAGGGGCAGATTCATGATGTTCGTTGTATACCTCACATTAAAGATATCCGTACATGGTTTGAATTTAGTGACGACACCAAGAGGCTGATTGATAAATATCCAGGCATACTGAGTGCAGAATTCGTTCAATTACTACCTGCTTCAGTAGATCGACTGGCAGCCAAAAGGTTGCGTTATGTAATGAGTATCTTTGCTGAGCTTAAAGCTCATGGAAGAGAAGTGTTCCTTCTCGTAGCTAATCAGTGGGCTACTGGTAAACAACAGAAAGAAGATACTGATAAATATAGACAACATGCGATAATGAAAGGATTGATTGATCAAGTAGACTTCGCCTTTACCAGCGACTTCGAGAGCCCCAAGTTTGATGTAGGCATTCCCCAGTATATGATCCGTGAGCTGTTTCTCTGTAGCAACCTGTTTATCTTCCCCACTAGGGAAGAGTCTTTTGGTCTTGTAGTACCAGAGGCGGCTTTGTCTGGAACCTATATGGTGCTAAATAAGTCTTTGCATCAGCAAATAGAGATTACTAAGGCCAATTGCCTCTATTTTGACTTTGGTAGCTTTAGTCATGATTTAAAGATTGAAGATCCAGATAAATTCTTTCGTGATGTAGCTTTTATCATCATAGGCAGATTTAAAGAGAATGAGGCATTGAAAATCAAGACACACTGCCGCAGAACCTATAATTATGATAATCTTTACCGTAAGTACTACGCACCCACAATGCAGGAGTTAAAATATAGATGAGAAATTGGTACGAGAGTAAAAGAGTTAAAGGACTAAAGGCTCTTATCAGTCATGAACTCGACAGCTTCCCTATAATACAGAAGGTGGTAAGGGATAGTAAGTTTAAGGTAATAGTGGAGTTGGGTACTTTTTATTATGGACTTACCTTGTTATTGCATGAGGCTGATCCTAAGGCTACTCTTTTTACCTTTGACAATATGGATGCTAGGACGAGTTTAGTACGTGCTAAAGGTAAAGTCACTAAGGAGGATTTGGAGTTCCTTATAAACCATGGTTTTGGTAAGAGGGTATCCTTTATAAGGTCAGATGTTATAGACAGGAAGAATATCATGCTGTCAGCCTTACTTGAAAGACCTGAAAAGAAACTCCTTTATTGTGATAATGGTAACAAGGACAGAGAAATCTGTTATTATGGTAAGCTGTTAAATAAAGGAGATGTGATGGGTGTTCATGATTGGGGATATGAAGTTCATCCTGAGAATCCTTGCGTTAAAGAGGTGCTTGATATGTTCAGAGGACATCCAGCTAATACTCATCTTAAACTTAAAAGCTGTACCACTCGCTTTTTCATAAAGGAATAGTATGAGAGTGCCCTTGGGAATTATAACGTACCAACGTCCTGACTACTTAGGCAGAACACTCACTTCCTTCTTTAATGTTAATTATGATTGCTTAGAAGAATTTAGACCAGTAGTGGTGCTTGTGCAGGGCATGGATGACGCTACGATGAGAGTTCTAGATAGGTTTAAAGAGAGAATAGATAGGATTATTTCCCTTAAAAGTAATCATGGTTGTGCTTGGGGTTATTCCCTTTTAAATCAAGAGCTTTTAGAAGAAGGTACGGATCTTGTAATGCACTTACAAGATGATTGGTTAAGTACGGAGCCTATTACTCACTACCTTTATGAGGATGACTTCTCTGGATATAAAAATAACAAAGGTATCTTTCAACTGTTTGAAGAAAGGGAGGATGTTGGGTATGCACGGCTTAGGTCGGCTACGTGGAGCAAGGTGAGTATTGTAAATAGAATCTCTAAAAAGACTATCAAATGGAAGAAATGGGATACCAAGTTCAATAAGTACTGTCGTATTGTTATTGGTAATGCTCATTTTACCTTTAATCCTACTATCATTAGAACCTCCGTTTTAAAGCGTATGCTACCTGTAACTGAAGAGCACGATGCGATGGAGAAATATCATAAATTAGGTTTACTTGCTGGTCAGGTGAGAGGAAACTGTTTTATGCACATAGGAGAAGAGAGGGCTACAACAGAAATTAGGGGAAAGGATAGGTGGGTAAGATGAGTAGAAAGAAGAAACCTACCCCTTTCTCTATACAGTTAAAGAAATGGTATCCTAGGATGGAAGATAGATCCTCCATCATTCATAAGTTTATTTCTATTCACATACCAAGAACAGGAGGGACTACTTTTCGCAACCTTCTGTTTTATTGGTATGGTATTTTAAATGTGCTTCATGATGAAACAAGTAAGAGGTATATTCCTGATATAATAAAAGCCTCTCCTCCTCCTAATGCTACTCTATTTGACATAATACATGGGCATTTTCATCATACTAAGTATGATTATTTAGGATTGCCTATGGTCACATGGGTAAGGAATCCTATAGATATGGTTGCAAGTCAGTTCTATTCTCTTAAAATTCATAATACTACTGCCAGGTCTCCAGAAATACACATAAAGATAATAAAGGAGGAGATGACTCTAATAGATTTTGCTAGGTACGAAGGCACTCGTAATCCTATTAGTAAGTTTATTGGAGGAACAGATTTAGATAAATTCGACTTTATAGGCATAACAGAGTATTACGATGAGAGCTTACAGAGATTTGGTAAGTGGAGTGGTATGCCTATTCCAAATGCTTATCCTATTTATAATTTTAGAGACTACCCGGAGATAAGTAAAAAGGAAAGAGATATAATCGGAAAATACAATAAAAAAGATCTAATAATATATGATGAAGCGGTTAAGAGGTTTGCACCTTGAGGTTGATTTTCTTATTTAATAGTGATGGAGCAGCACAAGAAGGATCTAATGTGCCTTGGGATCCTCACGCTCAATCTAATAATTTTTATGCTACAGGTGAAAATGGATTGCCTAGCGAAGGGTACCTGTATATGCTCCGCGAAATGCTTAATCAGGGTATAATAGATGACCTTCTTATTTTTATCGAATCCTCTCGCAGTCCAGGTTATACCACTTATTTTAATCATGTTAAGTGTTATGTAGTTCCTGAGATAGGATATGCACATCAGTTCTTGAGATCAGATGATATAATTTGGGCAAGAGGTGGATTTAGAAGTTGGTTTAACTTTTTAAACCGTATGAAGAAAGAAAGGCGTTGGTTGCTGGTTTACGCAGCCAATACAGGTAGGGCACGGTGGAAGTTCTGGGACGTTGTTTTTGACGACCTTTATGGGAAGCATCGTTATGATTCCCGAGGTAGATTTTTTTACTACTTCAAAAAGCCTATAAATCCGGATTACTTCCGGCCTCTTCCTGATATTAAGAAGAGGTATGATATCTGCGTTGGTGCATCGCACGTCCACGACAAGAAAGGTCAGTGGAAAACCATTGAGGTCATCGCGGAGTATAAAAGGCTTTTTAATCAAGACCTCCACTGTATAATGCCAGGTCGTGTAACTCACGGGGTCAAAACAAACCAGATAGGTTCAACTATAAATAGTGCCCGTCTGTCAGTACACTGTCCTGGTATGCTCCACCGCACAAAGGTGGCTGAGGTTTTAAACCAAAGCCACCTTTCTGTCTTTATGGGACAAGGCGGGCAGAATGATAGGGGTCCAATAGAATCGCTGGCCTGTGGAACTCCTATACTCTTGGCGGGGACTGCCCGCCATTGTCCTTCTATTTGGAAAGATAATCCTTTTTGTCATGTATCTTCAAACCCTGATGATATAAGCAGCATAGCTCATGAACTTAGGAATGCAATCCTTACCTTCCGTAAAAAGGGAATAAAGCAGAGGTGTTATGATGATTTTCAAAAGCGTAATGGTCTTTATGATGTAATATTACCTGAAATGGAAAGACTGTTCCGTGTAATTAGAAAGAATCCTAAACCAGATATTCAACCTTTAATAAAGGAATATATTGAAAATGATTGATTTAAGAACAATGTATAAAGGAAGATATTTTGCAAGAAGAAGCAGTTTAGAGTGGAGAGCAAAGGCTGTATGTGATGCTATTTGTAAAGTATTAGATCCTAAATCTGTGATAGATGCAGGGTGTGCTGTTGGAGATCTAATAAAAGAGTTTGACAAAAGAAAGATAATGTGCTATGGGATAGAGGGTACGGATAATGTAGTTCCCTACCTTTTGGTTCCTAAAGATAAAGTTTTCATCAAAGACCTGAGACTTCCACTTAACTTAGGTCTAAGTTTTGATCTTGCAATTTGTTTAGAGGTAGCAGAGCATATAGATGAAGAGTGTGCAGATCAATTTGTTGAGAATTTAACCAATCTCTCCAAAAGAGTTCTAATTTCAGCCGCTCCTCCTGGACAAGGAGGTCACGGTCATGTCAACTGTCAGCCTTACACCTATTGGGTATTCAAGTTTGTTAATAGAGGTTTTATTAACGGGCAATCTATTCAGGATAGAGTAAAGAATCTGTTAAAACCTTGGAAAGACAAGAAAGGAATCAAAGCCTATTACGATAACATGATGTATTTTGAAAGGATAAAGCCGTTTTGAGGAAGTTTGTTTTTGTTCATATACCTAAATGTGGAGGCACTTCTTTTAATATTACGGTAAGGGAAAAGTTTAAAGATAAGATATTTAGGGATCGTCATTTTAGGAAAGACAGATACTTGGGAATGATAAAATTTACTGATAGGTCTGAAAAGGGTTACCCTGGTGGTTTTGACGAAAACTACCATGTAGGCGTTATTGGTCATTTTACAGCCAATAAGTATAAGCATTTAGGGTGGCCTATGATTACTTTCCTTAGGGATCCTGTAGACAGATTGATTTCCTATTACTCTGTTTGGAAGCACGGGGCTGAGGGAATTAAATCAAAGAATATATTTTGGTTCGCCCGTCAATTTCCTAACTATATGCATCTAATGACAGGCGGGGATTTAGATCAATTTGCTTTTGTAGGTATTACAGAGAGGCATGAAGAAAGTATGAGAATAATAGAAAAGATTTTGGGATTTGAAATCATACATAAGATGCATGCCAACAGAACTCCTGGTAGGAAGAAGTTTAGGTTTAGTGGACGTACCAGGAGAATACTTGATGAAATAAATCAAGAGGATAGAAGTATTTACAATGAGGCATTAAGTAGGTTTGATATAATGGCTCAAAGATATCTATAGGAGGTATCATGATAGATGTTACAATCACAGCTTGCAGAAGGCGTGAATTACTATTCAAGACTCTTAATTCTTTTTTAGAAAACCTTTTATGGAACCATGACTTTAGAATTATTATTAATGTGGATCCTGTAGGAGTAAATGAGGACAGCTATAAGTCGATAGAATTATGCTATTGGTTCGCAGAACCCGTTATTGCTCGCTGTCCAGCAGAGCCTAATTTTAGTGATGCTTTTAAGTGGTGTTGGGATCAGGTAGAAAATAATTGGATCTTACAACTGGAAGACGATTGGGAATTGTTGCAAAGGGTGGACTTACGACATATGATGGGAATATTAGAATCATATCAAGATCTTGCACTTCTGCGCCTACCTCAGTTTAAGTGTGGCAAGGATGGTATGAAGAACTGGGATCGTTGGTTTCCCTGGAATGGCACTTATTATGAATGCCCAGAGGAAATTAAACAAGCAGTAGGTTTCTGTGGTCATCCTTCCCTTATAAAGGGATCCTTCGTTAAAGCCTGTCGCCAACATCTACTCACCGATCGTAATCCTGAAAAGCAATTTCATGGGGGTAATGAAGCATTGGTAAACGAGGTGATGCATTGGAAGTATGGGGTATATGGTCATCCAGGAGAGCCTAATTATATACGAGATATGGGGAGGGAGTGGGCTGTTAAGAATGGATGGAAAAAGAAAGGTAATAAAGCTCACTTTATGATATGGGAAAAGGAAGAATGAAGGTACTTTATCTTTTTCACAAAGGAGCGAATGGATATTATCTTGAGAATGTAGTAAGGGAAATGAATTTATTTCCAGATATATCTTCCTCCATAGTTTACTTTTCAAGATTTAAGGAAAGTATGTTAGAGGAAGATTATGATGTACTTATTTATGAAACTTTTCCTGATGAGTACAATCCTAAAAAGTTTAATAAGGAAACGGTGGACTATTTTGATAACATATTCTTAAAGTTTAAAGGGGTTAAGATACTACACGACACCCATGATGATGGTAACAAGGATGGATACACTAGATTTGATGATATAACTCCTTACCCTCCAGTTATAAAAGCATTTACAGGTAAGTACTACCCTAAAATTGATTATGTAATATTGAATACCAGTTTAAGTTTGTCTGATGCTAAGGTGTATAGAGATGAATTCGATAGGGACATTTCAATAAGTTTCAAGCATGGTCAAATAGGAGTTGAATATTATCCTCATTATGTTAGGGAGTCGGTTCGTAAAATATTGAAAGTTAATAAAGATCTTCCTGATGTTAGTTATAAAAGGGTGGAAGGTAGAGAGAATTATATTCAAGAATTAAGAAGAACTCTAATAAGTGTGGGCTGCTGTGGTTTTGGACAGTATTCAGGATCTTACGCAGATTGCTTAAAAGCTGGTGCTTTGCTGTATGCTCATTGTTCCTTGGAGGATATCCACTTTCTGCCTAATGAAGATTTAGTAGATGGGGAAGATTATATATCTTGGAACTCCCATAATTTTCATTCTAAACTTAAATGGTTATTAGATAATCCTTTATTGATAGATCGGGTTAGGAAGAATGGGAGAGAAAAGTTCAAGAAATCTTTTAGCTATGATAGGTCTGCAATTAAATTGATAAATTATTTAAAGAAGGAGGTATGAAATGAATTATTGCAATCCAGAAGGTTTCCGTAATGAGATTAAATTATTAAGGGAACAGGGAAGAGATAAGTTCTTTAGTTGGTTTGATGGACCTAAAGGTGAAAATGAAACTACGGATGCGGCTTTTGAAAAGGCAGAGGATGTTTTCAACAGGCTTATGCTTCCAAGTGCCAAAAAGTATCTTAAGAAACTTAATACCAAGACTTCTTTAGATATAGGTTATGGAAGTGGTGGACAAGTTTTGGCTGCCTCATTGTATTTTGACAAGGCATATGGTTTAGATGTTCATGAAGAAGCCGACTTTGTTATGGAAGAACTCAATAAGAGGGGAATTAAGGACGAAGAGGTAGAATTAGTAGTAGGAGATGGTAAAACAATTCCACTTCCAGAAGAGAGTATTGATTTTGTCCACAGTTGGGTTACGTTTATGCACTTAGGAACGGTGGAAAATATCAGAAATTATTTGAAAGAGGTTTACCGTGTTATGAAACCAGGAGGAGTTGGAGTAGTTTTCTTTTCCAGAATGCTAAGGTCAGCTCTTCACCAGCCTTGGTCTGAGGTACTGAAAGACATCGAAAAGGAGAAAGAAGGACCAGGATATCGTGAAGGCGGACCTAAAACTAAAGTTCGTGGCATTAACATACAGATGTCAATGTGGTATATGGAAGACTTGGCAAAGAGTACAGGATTTGATTTATTAGATAGAACGGGGTCCTGGGATATGATACACAAGCGCAGGTATTTTTTTGGTCAGTATGGTATCGTATTTAGAAAACCCTCTACCAAATCTTCTACCACTTCTAAAAGTGTATCAAGCACAGATGTTGAAAGTACTCCAGCAAGACCCAGAAGGAAATTGTTTAGTGGAAATAAATAAAGCATAGTGAAGCATTAAGCAAGCACAGTTCGTGCAGAATTCGTCAAATATCAGCGTCAATTTTAACGTGTAATTACATGACTTTACGACAATCTCGCAGGAGAAGAAAGGAATACGATAAAATGGCAGAACTTTCAGTAATTATACCGTATGTAAATGAATATCCACAGCTGATATTCACTTTGCAATCCATCGCAGGAGAGCTGCGTGACAGGGTAGACTTCGAGATCGTAGCAGTAAACAATTATTGTGATCAATTTGTGAATCAAAGAAAGACTCAGAACCTACCTTGGGAAGAGGATAAGGGAGCCGAAGCCATTAAAGCTACAGCTCAGAAACAGAACCCATGGTTGAAACATGCAGAGTATTCTGAAAGGCTGTCCCATTGGAATGCCAAAAGGGTGGGTGTTAAGCACAGCACTGGTGATTATTTATTTTTTGTGGATTCACACGTTATCCTTGCTCGTGACAGCCTTTATGGTATGCTCCAGTACTATAAGCAGAATGAGGAAAAGATAAACGGATCAATGCACTTACCACTCACTTATAAAATATTAGAATCTCGTAGGTTGATATACAAACTTAATGTTGAGTGGTTTGAACATGGGTTACTTGACTACAAATTCACACCCTGTCGTGTAGACAAAGGAGATCCTTTTGAGGTTCCCTGCATGAGTTGTTGTGGAGTACTCGTATCAAGAAAAGTATATGAAGCATTAGGAGGTTGGTCTCCTGAGCTTGGTATATATGGAGGAGGTGAGAACTTTTTTAATTTTACCCTATCCGTTTTGGGAATGAATAAATGGATCTATCCTAATGGTACTTGTTTCCATCATGGTGAAAGGAGAAGCTATCATTACCTTTATGATGACTATGTACGCAATAAGCTCATCGCTTGTTACCTTTATGGAGGAAGGGATTATGCACTCAAAGCTATTAATGGGGGTCTCAAGGGGAAACCTGAAGTTCTTCACTCTATTTATAGGAATGTAGACCTGAAATGTCGCCGCCACAGAGATCATATTCAAAGGCGTCAAAAGGTCAGTATAGAGGATTGGGTAAAGAAGTGGATGCCCCCAGACGCTTCTGCCTGACCAGAAAGTTATTCTATAAAATAAGGGTGAAGATACAACAGGATGAGGAATTGGAAGATTATCAGAAACGTAAATTAATCTATTTGCTTGACTTTGTGATTGAGTCAAGATTTAACAAGGGAGGTAAAAAATGAAAAAATCTATTTATGTAGTAATTCTGTCATTGGTAATTATTTTTAGTGCTTACGCATTAGATTGGCAAAAAACCAACCAGGCAACTGTTGCCTGGGATGCTGTAACTACCTTGGAGGATGGTACAGTAATACCTGCTGGAGATGTAATTAAGTACAATGTCTACCTGGCTAATTTTAAGACCGATCCTAACAAAGAGAATCCTTCTTTGCTCACTACTACACCTATTGTTGATTTACAATATGTTATTACTTTGAATACCGAAGGTCGCTATTTAGTAGGTGTTAGTGCTGTTAGGTTTGATTCAGAAGGAACTTTATTAGAAGAGAGTGAGGTTAACTGGTCGGATACTAATGGGGAATATACGCCAAACCCTTTCGGTATCGTGCATCACGTTCCACCGGGCAAGCCGAAGAACTTGAGGTAACAAAAGAGCTTATAGAAAGTTCCAGTTGTTTTATCAATACGGTGATTAAATGAGACTTGTAAAATCAGAAGAACAAAACCCTCAGGATTATTTTCTGCAAAGTGGAGTCGATGAACAGGGTGATCCGATTTACAAAGATGTAAATCAAGAAGTCACAGACTATGCACCCGCCAAGGCTTTCCGCAAAAAGGTGTTCGATGGGACTGCCGACATCGTGGTCCTGTCGAACACGATTCAGATTTATTGGAAAGGTAACCTTGTAGCTGAAGCCCAGCTTGAAGGGCAGGTAGAAATATCACCCAACAACTGGCAAGGGCAGTTGTTTTCTTTTGCTGATTCCAACGTGCAGAAGATAACTGAGATTGAAACAGACGAAGGTACGGTTCCAGTGACTCCATTTTTCAGGTGTTATGTAGTCAAAGACATTCCGGCACTTGGTATAACTGATGCGGTTTTCGGCATGGATGTTCACTGGGCTTTTAAAAACACCAAGCTATCGTTTTATCTGGACACGCCAGGTTTCAATGCCCGAATCCGTTGGCAATGTAGGGTTAAGGATTCAGCTTTGCGATGGGTTGATGAATCTGATCCATTGTTTCCTGTTGTTCATAAAGGCTTGTGGTTTTCTGTTTCAGACTATGAGGGCAATGTCAATCATGGATCACAGGGAGACCCAGAACCAGGATGGACTCAGCATTGGTGGACATTTGAGCCGGATGGAAAACAAATAGACGTTGCAGACGCAAGGACTCCACTTGAACGCTATGAGCAAGGCGTGGGGCTTGTGGTTGATCCGTATTTGTCAATCGAAGAATCCGGCAGCACAGTAACAGTTTATTGTGATGGATTTAGTATATTATTTGATCCGACAGAAACTGGTGGTTTAAATTGTGACAACAATAGTGCGACTACATGGAATTATTATTATCCCGCTCAAGTCGTTGTTTCTTCAGGTGTCTACAATTTAGGATACGACCCAAATTCAATTATAGAAATAATTGAATCAAATGCAAACAGGGTAGTTTTGAGATTTAGAGGAAACTTTTATAATTCAACTCCTACTGTATTGACCAATTCAGATTCCATTGAAATTTATCTTTATATTTATTCAGACCGTATTGTGCAGCACAGTAAATGGATAACTTCTGGTGGAAATATTAGTATTGATAGCAATGGTCAAAATGGCTTCCCTATGAATTATATAGGAAGTGGAGTTTTAACGAACGATACAGCAATTTATGAAAATGGTGGCTCTGAATCAACAGGTACAGGAGAGCATGGGAGTGCTGACTATGTTGGAATTGATGCTGATGAGCTGGATCATATTTTAATTAACTTATCGGAATCATCAACAGGAGGCAGTTTAAGCCAATATCATAGTAGTACAAGGCAATATCGAATAGGGTGGGATAACTGCACTATTGAGCCAGGTACACATGAGATTGTAAATGTTTGGATATTTGATACAGAAGACCGCGAAGGCTCCACAAAAATCTATGACTCCACTGACCGCCTTGCAATGGGTGATCAATATAAAGACGCCATCTTGGATCAAAGCCCAAGCAAAGGTGATGATGTCACCGACATGATTTTACCGGCAAGGATTTCAAGCGGCACCCTGCATTCAGATGGAGCACACCATTATGAGGTGGATACAAACGATGCAGTTAAATTGACTTTAGATACAACCCGCATACGCCCTGCATTTGCAATTCATGATTGGCCTTTTCAGTATGGAACCGTGGCAAGCCCGACAGATATTTTGCTGTGCCATTTAAAATGTGATGAGAACGCCGCAAGCCCCACTCTTACAGATCAAACTGCAAACAATGCAGATGGCACTTGGAGCAACATTTCAGATGGAAGTGACAGGAATACCAACACAAGTGGAGATTCTGTTCAGGTGTTTGGCAGGGGTAGGAATTTGGATACTCAGGACGGTGCTGGACATATTGAAATGACATTTGGAAGCGGGACTGTACATGATAATGCGTTTTTTTGTCGTGGGTCACTTATGATAAAACTTTTACCCCAATTTGATTATGATACAGTTGATGGACAAGGTCTTTTTGAACTCTACATAAGTAGTGATGATTATTTTACATGCATTTATAATCCAACGCCTGATAATTGGAATACAGGTGGTTCCGTTGGAGGATCAGCTATTTGGCAAGGTTCAGCACCACAAACTTATGATAATTATAGTCTTAAAAGATGTCATGTGATTTTATTTTCATGGGATCTTTTAAGGCATGAGTGGTTTATTTTTTATGATGGGGTATGTGCAGCAAGTAAAATTAATACTGGAACAGCTGGATCAGGCGATCCTGTAAATTTCGAGATTGGTTCAAGAATAAATCGTACTTATCCTGCTGATATAATCATTGACGATGTCAAAACCTTTAGTGAGTGTCTGCTGCCCTTCGGTGCCTACTTCATCGGCAACGGCGAAGGGCTGTTGGCAGACATTAACAACCCACATGCTGATTTGACTTTTTTCTGGGATTGTCAGGCATCAGGGGCGGGGGCAGCCAAGGGTGGTGCAAACCTCGGCACGAATTATACAGTCACCCTGAATGGGTCAGGTGTGCTGACAACCGCCGATAAGATTATTGGAACAAAAAGTTTTGACACTACGGCAGAGGGGAGCCACTCAGCTTCATTTTCAATAGATGCAAATAATTTTGATGGCAGCTATGGGCGAATAGGTATGTGGGTTAATTTTCAGACTGTCACAGCATCCAAGTACTTTTTAGGGTTTGGAGATGCAACAGATTATATAGATTTGTATATAAGTGCGAGCAGTTATTTCTATGCTATCTGGCAATCTGATGGAGTAACAAGATATTTGGCAAGCACATTAACGCCAACAGCAGGAGTATGGTACTGGGTTGAACTTGCTTGGGATGATTCAGATTATATAGATTTCTATGTAAATGGAATCTTATTAGATCATGAAGATTCAGGTGGAAGTTGGTCAAAGACGACAGGAACAATGTATCTGGGTGCAGATGAAAGTGGAGCAAATTCTGCTGACTGTCTGATCGGGGCTTTTTATATAACCAAGGACAGATTTACACCACAAATCTGGACGGCATTTGGCAAGCCGCTGCATGTGCCGCTGGTGGACTTACAATGAGCAAAGGAAAATGGAAAATATATTACACCGACAGTAGCTTTAACGACGAACAGGGCTCCCCTAGGGAGGCACCGTTCTGGGACGTGCAAGACATTATTCAGTATGATTTGCACACCGAGAGAAAATATCACCAGAACGGTAGCGACTGGTATATTTTCCAAGACGGCTTCTGGGTGGGTGTGGACATGATAGGTTTAATTGACTACATGGCACATTATAAGGGAGAAATAATCGTGAAGGCGGGGCGCACCATACCCTCTAAACAATGGCAAAAAATATTCGATACGGCAAGGAAAGACCCGTACATTAAATGACAAATCCAATTTATACACAGGAGGACTTTCAGGGCTACAAAGACGATGCCGTTCCTGGTAGCGCAACCACGAAAGCCTCGCTTAATAATGATTGGACGCAGAATACTGATGAGAACTTCCGCATCCGTTTTGCCGTTGTGGAGTCGAACAACAAGGCGGAAGCTAACCCGATGTTCGAACTGGAATACCGCTACGATTCCACCGGCACGGGGTCAAGCTATGGCTCTTGGACTCAAGTAACAACCACATCAGTCGAAATAGCCTTCTCGACTACCACCTACTATACTGACGGCGACCTTGACAATAACAAGCGGGTTTATGACGGAGGTGCATCGTCCAGCGGAGATTTCGGTGAGCTGAGTGACGGCGCAACCAACGACACGATTGCTGACACCATCGACTTCGGGGGAAATGAGTTCTGTGAGATGGAGGTCTGCCTCCAGATTAATTCTGTGAACGTTGTCAATGGTGGTTTGATACAGGTTAGGGTTAAAGACCCGAATTTATCGACATTTGACGAGACGCCCACGATCACGATTTCCTCGCCTACCACTACCACGAGTACTACCACTACCACCTTTAGTACTACAAGTACCAGCACCTATTCAACCACAAGTACCAGTACAAGCACTCAAACAAGTACAAGTACCAGCACTCAAACAAGTACAAGTACCAGCACCTATTCTACCACAAGCACCAGTACAAGCACCTACTCAACTACCAGCACAAGCACCAGCACTTTCAGTACAACCACTACCTTTAGTACAACTAGTACTACAACTACCGAACCTCCTTCTACTTGTAATATACAACAGTATGGAGGTACTAATAATTATCAACTAGTATGGTTGCCTGGTGGTGAAATATTAATAACCACTGATGATGAACTTACAGCCTCAGAAACTTTGGAGTTCCTATTAGAGTGTGAAGGGGAGGCTGCTACTACCACTACCACTACCACTACTTTTACTACGACCAGTACAAGTACCAGCACCTACTCAACAACCAGCACCTATTCTACCACCAGTACAAGTACCAGCACCTATTCAACTACCAGCACCTATTCTACCACCAGTACTTCTACTAGTACCTATTCTACCACCAGTACTAGCACTCAAACAAGTACCAGCACTAGCACCTTAAGTACAACCAGCACCAGTACCAGTACAAGCACTTCAACCTATTCAACCACCAGTACAAGCACCAGCACTTCTACCAGTACCTATTCAACTACCAGTACAAGTACCAGTACAAGCACCAGTACCAGCACATACTCAACCACAAGTACCAGTACCAGTACAAGTACCAGTTCCTATTCAACTACCAGTACAAGTACCAGAACAAGCACAAGTACTTCAACCTATTCAACCACTAGCACATCTACTAGCACAAGTACTTCAACCTATTCAACCACAAGTACCAGTACCAGCACTAGTACATATTCAACCACAAGTACCAGTACCAGCACAAGTACCAGCACATACTCAACAACCAGCACAAGCACCAGCACATACTCAACCACCAGCACCAGCACTAGTACATATTCAACCACAAGTACCAGCACTAGCACAAGCACCAGCACATACTCAACCACAAGTACAAGTACCAGCACAAGCACCAGCACATACTCAACAACCAGTACCAGCACAAGCACCAGTACCAGCACATACTCTACTACAAGTACCAGTACCAGCACAAGCACCAGTACCTATTCAACCACAAGCACCAGTACCAGTACTTCTACCAGCACATACTCAACTACAAGTACCAGTACCAGCACAAGCACCAGTACCTATTCAACCACAAGCACCAGCACATACTCTACCACAAGCACTAGTACCAGCACATACTCTACCACAAGTAGCAGTACCAGCACATACTCAACTACAAGTACCAGTACCAGTACCAGCACCAGTACATACTCAACAACCAGCACTTCTACCAGCACATACTCAACAACCAGTACCAGTACAAGCACCAGCACCAGTACATACTCAACAACCAGCACCAGCACCAGCACCTATTCAACCACAAGTACCAGTACAAGCACCAGCACCAGTACATACTCAACAACCAGCACCAGCACCAGCACATACTCAACCACAAGTACCAGTACCAGTACAAGCACCAGCACATACTCTACCACAAGTACAAGTACTAGTACATATTCAACCACAAGTAGCAGTACCAGCACTTCTACCAGCACATACTCAACAACCAGCACTTCTACCAGCACATACTCAACAACCAGCACAAGCACCAGCACATACTCAACCACAAGTACCAGTACCAGCACAAGTACCAGCACATACTCTACTACAAGTACCAGCACCAGCACATACTCTACTACAAGTACCAGTACCAGCACAAGCACAAGCACCAGCACTTTCAGTACAACTAGTACCTTCAGTACCACTACAACTACAGAACCAGGAGAAACTACCACCAGTTCCACAACTACTACTTCCTTTACAAGCACCAGCACCAGCACATACTCAACTACCAGCACAAGCACCAGCACATACTCAACCACAAGTACCAGTACCAGTACCTACTCTACCACAAGTACCAGTACCAGCACAAGCACCAGCACATACTCAACCACAAGTACAAGCACTAGTACATATTCAACCACCAGCACATCTACTAGTACAAGCACTTCAACCTATTCAACCACAAGTACCAGTACCAGTACAAGTACCAGTACCTATTCAACCACAAGCACCAGTACCAGTACTTCTACCAGCACCTACTCAACAACCAGCACATCTACTAGTACAAGCACCAGCACATACTCTACTACAAGTACCAGCACCAGTACTTCTACCAGCACCTACTCAACAACCAGCACCTACTCTACTACAAGCACCAGCACCTACTCAACAACCAGCACATCTACTAGTACAAGCACCAGCACATACTCTACTACAAGTACCAGCACCAGTACTTCTACCAGCACATACTCAACCACAAGTACAAGCACCAGCACATACTCAACCACAAGTACAAGTACCAGCACAAGCACCAGCACATACTCAACTACCAGTACTTCTACCAGTACATACTCGACAACCAGCACCAGCACCAGCACCAGCACCAGCACATACTCAACCACAAGTACCAGTACCAGTACAAGTACCAGCACATACTCAACCACAAGTACAAGTACCAGCACCTACTCTACAACCAGTACATCTACTAGCACAAGTACCAGCACATACTCAACCACCAGTACCAGCACTAGTACATATTCAACAACCAGCACAAGCACCAGTACTTCTACCAGCACCTCAACTTATAGCACTACCAGTACCTTCAGTACCACTACGACTACAGAACCAGGAGAAACTACCACTAGTTCTACAACCACTACTTCCTTTACAAGCACCAGCACATCTACCTTCAGCACAACTAGCACCAGTTCTAGTACTTCTACCAGTACCTACTCAACCACCAGTACCAGTACCAGTACCAGTACAAGCACTTACTCTACAACCAGTACAAGTACCAGCACATACTCAACCACAAGTACCAGTACCAGTACAAGTACCAGCACATACTCAACCACCAGCACTAGTACTTCAACCTATTCAACCACCAGTACAAGCACCAGTACTTCTACCAGTACATATTCAACCACAAGTACAAGCACCAGTACAAGCACCAGTACATACTCAACTACCAGCACTAGTACTTCAACCTATTCAACCACCAGTACAAGTACCAGCACCAGCACATCTACCTTCAGCACAACTAGCACCAGCACATCCACCTTCAGCACAACTAGCACCAGCACATCTACCTTCAGCACAACCAGCACCAGCACATACTCTACCACAAGTACCAGCACATCCACCTTTAGTACCACCAGTACAAGCACCAGCACATACTCTACCACAAGTACCAGCACATACTCAACCACAAGTACCAGCACATACTCAACCACAAGTACCAGCACATACTCTACTACAAGCACTAGCACATACTCAACCACAAGTACCAGTACCAGCACCTACTCAACCACAAGTACCAGTACCAGCACTAGTACATATTCAACCACAAGTACCAGTACCAGCACAAGTACCAGCACATACTCAACAACCAGCACAAGCACAAGCACCTATTCGACCACCAGTACAAGCACAAGCACCAGTACCAGTACCAGTACCAGTACCTACTCTACTACTAGTACAAGCACCAGTACAAGCACCAGCACATACTCTACCACAAGTACCAGCACATCCACCTTTAGTACCACCAGTACAAGCACAAGCACCAGCACCAGTACCAGCACAAGTACCTACTCGACAACCAGCACAAGTACCTACTCGACAACCAGTACCAGTACCAGCACAAGCACAAGCACAAGCACCTTCAGTACCACTAGTACTCTCAGCACAACGAGCACTACTGGAACAGGAACAACTTCTAGTACTTCTACCAGCACCTTCAGTACAACCAGCACCTATTCAACCACAAGTACCAGCACATCTACTTCTAGTACTTACAGTACCACTACGACTACATACCCTCCCTCTGAGGAGCCCCACATTGGATTTACCCGTGACGAGGTCACGTTAGGATATAAAAGAGATGTTGTAACATTAGGATTTAAGGAGGTGATTGAGGTGGGCAGCACACCAAAAGTAAAGAACTTTTTCAAGCAACCTTGGGAGTCCTTCGTGCCATATGGTGACTTTGAGGATGTACTCGAGAGTGGAGAAACTATAGACACCAATAACTCTACCGTAACTGCTAAGGATAAGGACGGCAATGCTGTTACTGATATATTGTCAGGCAGTCCCTATGTGGTAGATGTTTACAAATACTGTCAAAGAGTGGTTAGCGGGGATCCAGACTTAGATCCTTATCTAATCACTTTTCGCATACAGACTAATCTTAACAATAAATGGGAAGTTGATGTTAAGATGAAAGTAGGTGAGTTAGTATGAGTGATTGGAATGGAATAGAAGATAGAAGGAAACACATAAGGAGGGAATCAGATAGATCCGTCTGTGCATTTCATGATATCAAATGTTCTGCTATTCATAAAAATGAAGCACATATAGAACAATTATTCGAGAGAACGGCAACTAAGGAGGATTTGAAGGAAATGAGAGAAGATATTAAATCTAGGGCACCACGATGGGTCTTGATAATATTAGTAGGTATAACGATTACGATGTTTGGATGGATAGCTACGAGAATGGAGGAGAAATTTGATACCATACACACTATCAAGGCTAATCAAGAAGTACTACTCAAGGCGTTTCATATCCAACCTAAACAGAAAGGAGGTGAATGAGTATGAAGGATATCCTTTTAAAGCTGTTCAGTATTTTGTTTGGTCTCTTGACGCCAGAAATGTTGAAGGATTTAATGGACCATGTGCTGGATTTTATCGAGGATAAAGTTGCCAGCACTGATGCAGATTGGGACGATAAAATATTTCTACCCATTTGCAATTTAATTAGAGTGTCATTCAACATTCCGGACAATGATTAATCTTCAACAGCCTTGCAGCCGAAAGTGGCTGTCTGATAGAGACAGCCACTTTAATTTAGGAGAATAAAATGAAGTGGTTAGGTATAATCTTGAAGGCCTTTTTTGAATCACTTTTAGGTCTTTTAAAGAAAGAAACTCAAACCATGGAGGTAGGTCATAGTAATGGAGACACCGAAAAAAGACTACATGACAAAATTAATGATACTTGGAGTAAGCCTTCTGATCCTAAGTAGCTGTACTTGGATGGCACCTAAAATTAAGACCATTTATGTGCCTGAAGGTGATGCGGTGATGCTCAGGCAGGATGTAAAGAATGTAGATATATGGGCTAAGGCTAAAGATCAGGCTCCTGTTCCAGGAAAGATGACTTTAGAAGAAGGTTGGATGTGACTGTCTGACCCTAGGTACCACCGTGAGTGGAAATCAGAACTTAACGCTTTGGAACAGTAGGTTTCTTTTCAGGTCGATACACTACACTGTCTCTCCAGTATTCTAAGTAATCTATTCTAATTAGGTTTTCTGCTATACTCGCTTCTAGTCTCATCACATCCTTTTGTAGCATAGCAATCTCTTGAGCTAACTGTTTATTTCCTTCTAGGGGTTCTCTAAGCATCTGATTATTAGATACCAGGTAACCTAGAATAAATCCACTAATAATAAGAGCCACACCAAATATCAATTCTTTCATATTACCTCTACTTTACTCACTTTCCCTTTCTTGCTGTTATGGAATGTCCTGTTGGCAGCTATATTGATGTCCTCTGCATGGCTGACCATTATGATTTGCAGTCCAAGTCGATCACAGACCATTTTGAGCATTTCGCTGACCTTATCCTGCCTGTCTGGGCTGACATTACGGAAAGGCTCATCAAGTATAAATGTTGGTCTATTCTTTTTGAGAGACCAGTAAGCAATTCTGAGAGCAAAGCTGGCGATATCTTTGACTCCTCCACCACTGCTATCTTTTGGACGTTGATCGACACCTTCCTCTCTGAAGAGCAAGTCACACTCTGTTCTGTTTCTTCGTATGGTAATTTTAACGACAAACTCTGGCCAGTCTGGGTCAACGGCTTCAATGGCAGTAGTGACGAGAGAACTGATGTGGAACTCAAGTCTTTCTTGAGTCTTTTTAGCCACCTCCTGGATAATGGCGAGGGCACGAGCGCCATCTTCTATTTTCCTTTCTGTCTCTTCCTTCTTAACCTGTAACGAGTAATACTGCTGTCTGATGGATTCTTGAGCAGTTTTGAGTTCATGGTACTTTCTTTGAATTTCTGAAAATTTCTCAGTACTGAAGGGATATGCAACCGTTTTGTTCATACTGCTTTCATCTACAACTAGGGTTTTATTCCCAGTCGTAGTTAGCTTTGAGCTCCGAGTAATCTTTCTGGATTTCATTCTCAATTTCCTCGAGTTCTGAAGTTAAGGTAACAATCTTAATTTTAGCTTCATTATAGTCCTTAACGTCAAATTCTTCTTTAAGTGATTTATACATCTCCTCCAGTCTGCCTTCCTCCCTAGAGAGATTGCTCTTAGCCTCTTCTAAAGAGCTTCCTAGCTTCTCAAGGTCTTTCAGTATATCATCCATCTGACAGGACTCCTTCTATTAACTTCCTCACACTCGGTTTAACACGGTGTGATTTAAGGTATGAATCAATATTGTGTTTAAAATCTAGCCCTTCGATTTGGACGTCTTTGCGGACCCCTTCCACGAAGGCTTCCAGCTTTTCATTCCTTTCTTTTTCTTCCGCTGCTTGATCCACACGGAGAACCTCAGTGATGGGAGCCAATGGGTGTACTTCATGTTTTTCCACCGTCCTTCCTACTGTGTCGTAAATGTATATGCAAGGTATGTGATGAATTTGATCTATGGTAGATCGCATTAGGCTACCACAATTAATGAGTACCCTATTGTTTGCCTTAATTAGGAAACTTCTATGGTTGTCACCTGTAACTATGAGGTCAAATTTAGTTCTTCTGAGTAAAAGTTCACCTTGTTCATAGTCAGTCTGTCCTGGCCATAGGGGGTCGCCTGATACCACCATACGGTGTGTGACCCATACATGGAGCCCAGAGGCATCACAGGGCTCGGGTATGGCGGCATTCCAGCCTGAGCCGTAGAAGTGTACTCTATCTGCAAAGGTGCTAGGTCTTCCAAATTCTAAGATTGATTCTTCTTTTAGGATCCTTATTACACCCGCCGCAGCCAGCACCCCCATAGGTGTATCCCTCAAGTCGCTGGTATGGTAGCGCATGTCATGTTGACCAGGAACAGTGAGTACTTTTATACCATCATTAGATAGAACATTTTTCCATCTTTCTATCCAATCTGTTTTCATCCTGTCCCTGGCTTTGAAGCTGTCGAACATATCCCCAGGCTGTAGAATATATTTGCATCTATTCTGTACAGCCATTCCTATCATCCAGCTTATCTTGCGGTGCTGTGTAGCTGGATAATCGTCAATACGGTTCCTCGGGGTTTTGTCCGTAAGGTGCCAGTCACCCGTTATCAGTAGTTTCACATTCTTCTCCAATTACAATGCCTTTAGGTACAAATACCATCGACTGGCTGACGGTAACTTTTGTCATCAAGTGTCCTACACCAATAGCGATTATATTCTTATATAGAGTACCTTCAGGTATCTCCATCTTCTCCGTAACCTCTTCACCAGTAACTCCGCCTTCTGGCGGATGTGATACTTTATGAACTTCTTCCCATTTGTACATTACCAAGCCCTCCCACACAGCGGACAAGCGTTTGTGCTTTTTAGCAAGCTGTCATATTTGGACTGTAAATTTCTTACGTGCTTATTTGCTGAATTCACGACGATTTCTGCTTCGTCTATACGCTTACATACACTTTTTAACTGCCTTATTTGCACCAAAAGCTGTTGCCTTCGTGTAACCTTCTGTGATAACTGCACATACTTATCCTCAACTGACAGCCACTCTTTGCCCCTCTCCACAGCTTTGCTGTAGTTGTCCACCTGCATTAATAAATAACTGAGTCTTCCTTTTTTGATCTTTATATTATCTCTTCTTTCGAGTTTCCACATCAGATTGATGTAGTGATCCTCAACTTTTAACCAATGGCTGTACTCTTTTATCTTATCTTCAACTGATCTTATGTTCTCAATCTTTTCATTAAGAATATATATTCTGTATTTAATCTTATCAGTCCTATTTATGTTCTCTTTTACTCTTAGTATTTTAGGACCAACTTCATCTATCCAGGCAAGTGACTCCAGGTCATTCTCTGCTTTAAATATATCTTCGTTGATTATCTTCAGCGCAAGGTTAGCTTTGGATACTATGCTGTTTACCTTACTCATACTTTCATCTATTATGTCAAGCCCTACTGCCTCATTGAGCTTTCGGGCTACACTGCCTGGACTGTCAAGTATGAGAAAATAAGGATCGTCCTGCCCTTGAAGGTTAACTTCATTCATCTGTGATGCTTCCAGTACTTCATCAGGCAAGTCAGATTTTATTGCTTTCAGTTCTTTTCCATTTACAAGGTAACTGTTTTCACTATCAGACTTATTGCGGAAGATGGTAGCATCATTGAATTCTAATCCTGTTGTAGTTACGCTACCTTTGGGTGCGAAGTAGGAACGGAATCCTTCACCTAAAGGGCGGTTCTGGAGAGCCCAATTAAGAGCTCTCCAGATTGAGGATTTACCGCTATGCGAAGTGCCCTTTATGACATTAAGGCCTTTATCAAACTCTAGTACAGAGTGTTCGTGTCTTTGGTAGTATTTTATTTCAGCCGTCTCTAGCATTGTTTCATGATCCATTCAGGAGTTTGTTGTACATCTAAACATTCCCAATCGTCTCCTGCAAGGTTCTTGACATTATATACCAGTCTAGATCCAAAATCCATGGAGTAAATTTCGTTTACGTTATCAAGATTTACAAGTACTACATTGGATATGATTCCACTGGCTTTTAATATGGGGTGAACTCTAGTTACCTTTATCCAGTTCATTGAGTAAGCAACCTCTCTGCCCAAATGGCCTTTTTAAGGATCCATTTTTCCTTAGTAGTTAGGTTAGTTTTGACACCACTTCTTATCTCCGCCAGCTTCCAACGGTATCGTTGTAAGTGACGACGAGCCATCTTCTTCAGGTGCCTTTCCTTCTTTTCCCTATTCACTCTTTTTATCATGATGTTCAAGAATCCTTCCTATAAAAACAGCTCTTTCGATGGCATTCTTTGCTATCAGCATAGGCTCCCAAAGTGCTCCTGTTGTTTCTCTTCTGAGGTTACTCGACATATTATTCATAAAACAATGTACAACTCTATCGAGCAAAAATTCTATATCTTTATTGCTCTTACCTATGCTTTTCATCGCTAATTCCGAGTAGCCATGAAATATATAAAGGAACTCGTTTTGGGACTCCCTGGTAGTTTTTATATTATCAATCCATTTTCCTGCATATCTACAGTCCACACCCTTCCTTTTAAGAAAGTTGCTCACCTTACCTCTGGATTTTCGGGTGACTCTTATCACCGTATAGCTACCTTCATAAAAGAAGTGCCACCAATTATCTTCAGACAGCACCTCTTTCCATAGAGTATGAAGTATCTTTTCCTCATCTTCATTAAAGTTCCACAGTTTATATTCATATAATTTTTTAATCAAAGCGAACAATCCTCCTTGGTTTTTGTCTTTTAGGTTCCCAGGGTATAGTGTCTATTTCCCCTTTACGACAATTAACGTGGAGAGGTGTAACTGTCCAACCAGATACTGAGCAGTACTTTTCCCACTCTATTAAGTTCTCTCTTTTGAACCGTTTACAGTGGCCGCAAAGGAATCTTCTTTGTTTTTCCACAGGTGAATTACCTCTCCCATCTTCTCTTTCAGTTCTTCCTTTTTCTTTAATATCTCTTCCTCAACAGTTTTGGTTTCCTCACACAAGCGCCAGGCTTCATCCACTTCCATTTTCATGTCAATCGCTGCTAAGGCAAGCACAAGAAGCTCATCAAAACTGCCTACTTTATTCAACACATAGTACATGTTTTTAGGTTTTTGTCCAAAAATGAATGACAGGCTGTTCACAACTTTCACAAACATATTCAGCGTTTCGACATCCTTAGTCATAGGCTAACCTCCTGTATTTATTACATATTATAGCACACAGCCTTTGGCTTTTTTAGGGTTTCCGTTTAGCCCTTTTGATATTTCCTGTGGTAGTTTGTCTTTCCATCATGTCCTCCATTGCCATCCGTGCAAGGCAGTAAGCATCACACAGGTTATTATTCTCGAATTCTACACCCCACTTCTTAAAGCAATGGAGCAACATCAGTTCTTTCTTGCTACCCTTCTTCTTACCCTTAGTACCTATTACGAACTTCTTTAAGGATGTAGGGTTGATTATCTTGTATGGAAATAAGTGCTTTCTGGTTTCAATTATGATATAGTATAAGAGGCCTCCATCGTATAGGGCTTGCTTTCGTGATTTGCCAACAAACTTGTCCTCAATATATACCATATGAGGCAAGTCAAATTGGTCAAGGAAGTAAAAGATTTCCTCACCTATATAGATGATTCTTTCTTCAGGCTTTTGTTTAGAGTTTGATTTTATTAAGGTTTCACCAAGTATAAATTCTTTATCAGTAAGTACAGACACACCTGTCTCAGTAAAGCTGAGGTCTAAGCCCACATAGTTCATCTTGCTAACTCCTTCCACGCTCTCAACCTGCTATTTTTCAACAAAGTAAACAACCCGTAGTCCTCACATATGGAGAATATATTATCTAAATCAAAATTCTCTTCAAAGTCAAGCTGTGGTGTTTTAATACCTGGAAATGGTAGGTTTACAAGTAGGTCATTTCGTGTTATGAATTCTTCCGTTGCAAATTTAATGTCATGATAGAACTTACCAGGTTTAAGCTCTCCTTTTAACCAAGAAATGGCTCTCGCATTTCCTATACCTGGCAGTCCAGGTACTCCATCCCCAGGGCAACCTACTAGGATTTTAACCTGGACCCATTGCTCAGGTTCTATGTCATATTCATTATAGAAGTCTTGGTGAGTATAGAACTTTTTAGTGTTGAGTCTCCACATCCTACAGTGGCTTAGCAGTTGGTAAAGATCATTATCACTACTCACTACTATATAATCAACATAGCAATCATTTAGGACGATGTCTGCTATGATATCATCAGCTTCGTAACCTGTCTGTATGAACACATTTTTGAATCCCAGTGCAGGGAGTATGTTTTTCCTAAGTTGGTGCATCTGTTCAAAACAATGAGAGTATAATATTTGTTCTTCTTCTGTCCTTTCCACATTGTGCTTCTCTTTTTTGTAGTCAGGAAATACTTTCTCCTTACGGTAGCTTTTCCTGCTGTCCCAAGCAAACACGAACTTAGTGGTGTCAAACATATTTACAAAGGACAGAAGGCGATTAAGGAAGTGAAAAATAACACCAGTATGGCGGTCCTCCCATTGAAGACCGCCAAAATGGTGCATAGCTTCATAGCAGATAGGATGGCAGTCAATGATGACTATCTTGCTTTTCGCTTGCGGTTGCGAGTATTCTTTTTGAACTTGTCCTCGATTTCCAGCCATAAGTCAATTACCTGTTCCTTCAGCTTTTGTTCTAAATTGTGCTTCTCTACATATTGTATAGCATAGTCCATGGCTTGGTAAGTTTGTCCGTCTCCACATTCATAAGTGCTGGCCTTTTTCATGTCCTTTTGCCATTGCAAGTTAGCCCTAATATCATCTATACCATATCCAAAGATGATAGGAATATAGGCCTCCCTGTGAGGATCGTCCTTGCTATTCTTAATAACTGTGGCAATACTGTTAATGCCTATTACTTTAGGAACCTTCGCACCACTTTCCAGTGTAACTTCTTTATCAATATGATGAGCACGGCCATATTTCTTTTTGTACATGGCTTGGATATAAATTCTAACTGAAGCCCAGAAAGGAATTCCCTTGCCGCCAGGTGTTTTAAGTCCCGTGTCTCCTTGCCGTACTTGATTGGTGCACACTAATGTTTTATACCCTCCTTGAGCCAACATATTTCCTGTTTTCCTTAAGCCAGCACTAAAGTCCTTGGCTATCCTCATGCCCATTTTATCACCTTTCTCCATCTCGAGCTTAGAAGAAAGAGCTGCCAAGGAATCACATCCATAAATGCTCACGGTTCCTTCGTTTGGTGGATTCCATTCTCTAATATCGTCAAATACTTCCTCCACCAAGCTAGGTCTCCAGTACTTGTCCTCAGGTAGGTTCACTCCATAAATCTCTGCGTATTCCCTGTCCAGTCGTGCCTCAGGATCTGCAAATCGAACTGTGCCTCCTGCTGCCTGAGAGCATCCACATATTTCAGCCAGAACTGCTGTCTTTCCCAGTTGTGCTTCGCCAAAGATCTCTACAATAAGACCTCCAGGAAGTCCACCTCCTCTTACTCTTCCACCAAAGATAGCAAGGTCAAGTAGTGTACTGCCTGTGCTGATAATTAGGTCTTTTGATTTAGGAGTGTCCTCTTTCTCCTCCTTTGCTTTAGTTGCTTGGGAGTACTCCTCCGCTGCCTGCGAAGGAGTCCTTGCCCTTCTTATTATTCTAGCCATTACTTACCTCCTTTTTCCAACCTGTCTGCCTCTGCCGCACAATCATCCCATACTTTGCAGTCGTCACATTCAGGTAGAGGTTTGTCTATGTCCTTGCCAAAAACACCGCCTGCTGGACATTTGTTTCCATTCTCTTCTTCCTCTTCAGGTTGTTCTTCTTGCTGAGGTTTCCGCACTCTCCTGCGTGTAGGTTGTTCCTCAGGTTCCTGCTGTTCTTCTTCCTCATCCGGCTGTCTTTCCTCAGTTTCAGGTTCTTCCTCTTCCTGTACTGGAGGCCGTCGTGTAGCCCGTGTAGCTTTTGGTTGTTCCTCTTCCTCTTCTGGACTGGTAGCAGGTATATCCTCTCCACCCCAATATTTACGTTTCAGTTCTTCATAGGTAAGAACTATTATACCTTGATCTAGGGAGATTGTGCTGTCCAACACTTCATCCGACACTTTATATTCCCTGTCTAGGAATTGATGTGCCATGTACTCAGTATTGAATTGTCCCTGTCCTTTTCGTTTGAAGTATACCTGTTTGCCTTCGTCAGGATCAGCGTAAGGGATAAACCCTCCCCTCTTTGGCTTCTGTGAAAGCTCGGTCAAGTGACGTTCCATGAAGAAATGAGCAACGTCCCAAATCTGCACACCTTTTGACTCCTCCTCATGGCTGTCATAGCACACGATCTGGTAAATACTGCGGCGCTTAGGGTTCTTTTCGGATGTTTTTTCTTTAATCTCATCCTCAGTAAGATCGTCCCGCTTTCTAATCTCATTTATGTGCTCACAGATAGGACAAGGCAGACCATAGTTACGAGCAGGACAGACTACACTATCCTCATTAGGTCCTACATTGTAGTGTACCCAAAGGTCAAGTACTATGGCAATGTCACCACTTTTGATGTCATAGCTCTTGGTCGGATAATTGTCGCCTGCAATCCAGGGTATGATGTCAATTTGGTGTTCTCCTTCTCCACACTTCCAAAACTCTTTGTTTCCAAGTTCACTTTTAGACTTGAAGAATGATCCATACCTACCACTTTCGTCCTTTTTGTCATAGCTCTCTTGGCTACGTTTTAGGAGATCCTGTTGTAGGGTTTTTCTGCTTCTGATTTTTGATACCATTTTTACCTCCTCTGTCAGATTGTTTTCTTACTTGTTGTTTACTTATATGCCAAGCATATGATACGAGTCTTACCACCATATATATAAAGAATAATAGTAACAATATCACTATTATAGATCTTAAAGTATCAATCAATAGTTCCATCTTCTTGCCTTCTCTTGAGTCGTGGATTATCAGCCACCTTTTCCCTTAGCTGCTCCCTTCTGTAATCGTCTACTGTGGTGTCAGTGGTAAAGTAGTCAGCTAAGAATAAACGAGTGAGATACTCAAGCGCCATTTTCTTATCTAACATGGCATAGCTCGCAGCCTGGAGAATATTTACATCATGCTCTGCATCAATAAAGTCTCTGTAGGCTTTTTGATACTCTTCGTTCTTCATCGCAGCGTTACGAACAAAAGTACTGCTGTTGGCCTGCTGTTTATTTAATCCATAGTCCTCATAGTTTTGAAGAATGAAATCCATAGCGTCTGCCAGTGCCAAGTCCATAAGGCGTTTCTTATTTGCCATATCCTTCCTAGCATCTGCTAAGTCTTTCCCAAAGTCAAAGCTCGACCTTGACTGTCTTTCCCACTCTTCGTCAAGGTTGTTCTTGTCAACATCTATTTCATCATATATCATTTCTGTTTCCATTATCTTTCCAGTAAATTCTGTATACCTAATAAAATCATTAGAATTCCTAAAGGTAGGAAGATGCTTTTAAGGTGTAACCCAATAAGTATAATTCCAAAAACAAAGAATATCGTTGTAATTATTGATCTAATCATAATTTACATGCCAAGTATAATGAATACACTATACCTGCCCTTTTTCCTGTGTTATAGTATGGTTCAATAAAAAGGCTGATTATTTCAGCTAACCTATCGTCCTCATTTCTACCAACCAGCACTTTGCTTAAATAGTTTAGTATTCCTACCCGTGCGCTCTCCTGCTTATCGTCCTCAATAGCCACTATATATGTTCTCATTTTAGCCCAACTTATACCATCTACTAAGCCTTGACATATTTGCTTCAGTGTGGCTTCTCCAATAATGCCTTCACGAACCATCTTTAGAGCTTCCCTTGGCTTCTCTATGTAGCGCACCATGTCAAGGGTTTTCAGCGCCGCTCTACAACTGCCTTCACTCACTTTGGCAATTTCTTGCAGTACAGGATCAGGAAATTTAATTCCCTCCTTCTCACATACTATCTTTAACAACCCCACCACTTCGTGGCTTGCCAGTCTTTTAACTGTATAAATGTGGCAGCGATTACGGATGGTGTCGAGTAGCTTTTCAGGTTCGGTAGTGCAGAGGGCGAAGTAAGCAAAGCTGGGTGGTTTTTCAAGTAGTCTGAGCACAGCATTTTGAGCTTCATTAGTGAGTTTATGACACTCATCTAGTATGTAAAATTTAACCTTACCCCCCATAGGTCTTAACTTAGAGAGCATGTCAATCTCTCTCATCGTGTCAATACCCCTAGTGTTGGAAGTATTTAGGTATTGGAAGTCCCTATCATGACAGCCAAGGATGTCTTTGAGAATCATAGCAAGGGTTGTTTTACCACACCCACTAGGACCAGCGAAAAGGAAACTATGGTGTTTTATATCATCTTTAGTGTAAGACCTAAGCGTTTCTACCAGCGTTTTATTGCCTACGAAGTCGTCGAATGTCTTGGGTCTGTACTTTTCAGGTAGGCTTTCGTCTAATAGCATGTTGGACATAATATTTTCGCTTTCTTATTTGCTGAATTCTGCATGAACTTCCTGTGCTTAATGCTACGCTATACTTAACATGTTTCCACTTAACCTTCTAACTTATAATATATACGCCTAACGACACGAGCGTCGAACATAGCACCATGAAAATTATCATCTTTCATTTCAAAACCCATCGCTTTTGCCAATGTATTTAACCTAAAGTTAGGTAACAGACCACGTTTGTCTTGCAAAGCCCAGGCAGCTATTGTCATCACGTCTAAATAGGGAAACCAAAAGAAGCTACCAAAGAATTTGTCGTCATGGTTCATCCAGAGGCGTCGGCAGAACCTGTAATCAAACTCAGCATTGTAAGCTACAAAGAACATTTTATCATCACTATCAAACTTGTCAACCCATTCACTCAGCCATGCTTCAAACATCTCTTTGAGTTCTATCTGTGTGTTTTTATAGTTACAGATTTCCTCCACTGTTTTACCACATGCTGTGAGGGCTTCTGTATTAATAGGAGCACCTTTAGGAGGTCGTGCCTTCATATGGAACTTATCTTTCTGCACCCCATCTACATCAAGTATGCACCCTAATTCCCATATGTGATGTTTACTTTCAAATATACCTGTGGTTTCAACGTCGAGAAAGAGCATCTTTTTTTCACTCATGAATTAGGTCCTCCCTTTGTGGCCATAATATTACTGATTCTTCTGGGTGAAGTTTGCATGGAACAACTGTGAGTTTTACACTATAGGGCGGCATCCTTTTCAATACAATCAAGAGTCTGGTTCCACACTTCCCACATCTACCTTCAAAATCATATTCCCTCTTACCTTCGTGTTTGTATTGTTTAGCCATCTTGTTCCTCCTTGATGTCAATACGAATAATCTTACCTACCCAGTATGCTTTCACCGTTGTGTGGTCCTCATAAAGGTCAATTCTCTTCTGACCATCAGCTACTCTTGTGTAGGCTTCTTGGATCATTTCCATTGTGTCCATCAATCATCCTCCTAAAGTATCTGTTGAAGTCACCACCTTCACGTACCCAAAAGTAAGACATCACCAACCGTGCTTTTACCTTTCTGAAGTAAGCCTCACGGTGTAAGCCTGCTTTGCCATGTCCTGGATTGCCTGCTAAGTAGAGTTTCATATTTTATCAAACAGCCTTAATACACAGGTGGTAAATAAGGCCGTCATGCAGATTAAACCAATAGCTCTCCACACAATATTACCTATTTTGTGCCAGTTAATTCCTGGGCTTGGTTTTAGACTTGGTGGTACATATCCCATAATTCACCATCAATAATTTAAATCATATATCTTTCCTGACTCTACACCTACGAAGTCACCATTCTTATTCATCGTCACTTCCTCTTTCGTGTACCAATTAGCATTGATAGGTGTAAATTCAAATTCCATTATAAGTGGTACAATAATCCAATCAAATTCATCTCGTATGTCTTTCTCTGCTACTTGGCGTATAGTTTCAACCACCATCTCTTGTTCAGGAGGATAAGTATCAAACATCATACTGTCATGTACTTGACTGAGCAACTCGCTGTCCCAGTTTTCATCCCTTGCTATGTCATCACACCTGTTACATGACCACAGTAGGCAGTGAAAAGCGGTTGCCTGTATAGGTGTGTTGATAACTTCATTCATGGATAAGTAGCCACTCCTTCTATGTCCAAAATAAGTAGTTACATATCCCTTTTTTACATAATCACGAATCACCTTTTCTTGCCATTGTTTAGTTTTCTTAAAACGGTTCCAGTAACGGCGTTCGTAGTTCTTACAGTGAGTCTCAAAGCGATCATAAGAGGCTATGTCTTTAGATCTTAACCACTCTTTCATTAGCTCACCTTCAACTGTTTTCAGTCCTCCTTCTACAACTGAACTCCAGAGGTGCTTTGCACAATTACCATAGTAGGAGCCATATAACTGTGGAAATACCCATTGATTCTTACTGTAAAATCTTACTGCACCCGTAACCTGCTTACTGTCCAACTTAAATACCTCTGCCGCACAATCACGGTGCATGTCAGCACCTGGGGTGACGATATAGTTTATCCATTCAGGGTCCTCTGTATAGCATCCAGCGATTCTGACTTCTTGGCTTCCATAGTCAGACTCAATAAATCTAAAGTCATCTGAAGGGATGATTCCAGTTCTACAAGTACGTTTTGCATCCTCTTCACGGACCGGAATATTATGCAGATTAGGATTGTTTGAGCTACTACGGTAAGTGCGAGCGATATGAAGATTAAAGAAGCTGTGGACTCGTCCATTGTATTCCTCCCTTAGAAATTGTGCTAAGTAGGTATCTTTGATCTTTTTAGATCGCCTGTGCTGTAATATTCTCTGAGTGAAATCAGTATTTATCTCGTCTAATACCTCAACGTCTACACTCTCCTGCTGACCTGTTTTAGTTTTCTTAACAGGAGGATATTTTAAGATATTGAACAGTAAGTGGCGAACGTCAGAGCCTGAGCTATGGTTGAAGGGCTTACCTGTCTTAGATCTGAACTTTTTTGCTTCAGGAGAATTTAGTATCATTCTATCCAGCCTCTTCATCTTATTCTCAAGCCTGACATCCTCCTTTTTGTAGTAATTTATATCAACAGGAACCCCACGCCGTTGCATATTATTGAAGGTGTAGATAGAGCGTTGGTAGAAGCTGCGGGCTCTTTCAAGCTCTAAATTTTGCTCTAAATATTGTTTCTGTAGGAAATACAGTTTGCGAGTGAAGATACAATCCATCCCACAGTAAAGCATCAGCTTTTCAAGTGGTGCATTATCAATATCATTATACTCTACTGTGTTGTCCGTTTCTAGGTAAGGTCTAATCTCATCTTCATACCCCTCAACACCAAAATTGAGGAAGGTTTGAAATTTGAGCCCAGTAAAGTATTTCCTATCGTCTATTAAGTGAGCTGTGTTCATCGTACACCAGCTCAAGTTTCGAGGTCTAACTCCAGCTCTTATTGTGCTCCAGAGGTCCTCATATGCTACATTGTGGGCTATTTTCTTTACGGGTTCCCATGTTAGAACTCTTCTCCATAACCTTAGCACTTTATTTTGCTCATTTTCTTTCCAATAGTTAGGCTTCTCTAAGGGAAACACATAAGCATCTTCATCAAAAGAGAGACCTACACAGTGAATCCTGTGCTCAGGTTTAAATGGTTTACGACCTGTAGTTTCGTAGTCGAAGGACATGATAGCATTATTCATATCCAGTATTTTATGGACTAATTCCTCAACCTCTTTTATTTTGTAAAGCAAATGAACATTCTTTTCATAATTTTTATATAGAGGTAGTGGAGTTTTCCATTTAAGGGCTTCCTTTAGATCTCTTTCAAAGGTAGCTTGTATGTTGGGATCCTTTTGTCCTCTCATAGCCCAACTGGGGTGAAACATAGGATGTACCCAGAGCATGTGTTTCATATCAGGCACATGCAACCCTCTCCACCTTGTTATTGCTCGCTTGTCAAACCTATCTCCATATAAGCTGTCTATCGCATAGCCTCCCATTGTCCAGAGGTGGTCAAATTTATATTCTTCCAGTGCTTTGAGAACATAAGGACGGCAGCAGTTTATCTCTTTCATGGAGGGCTTTGCGTTCTTGGGCTTGCGGCAGTTGATAGCGTTAAGCATGTAGCAATCGCGATGTAGACTGATTCCTAAAGATGATAATTTATTGGCTAAGAAAGTGCCAGCCTCCCCCACCAGCTGTGTTCCTTTTATGTCTTCCGTTTCCCCAGGCTCTTCACATAGTATGAAGATTCCTTTTTCACCCTTTCCACCTACAGGCATTTTAGGTGTCTTAGGCCAAGTATGTAGCCCACATGCCTTGCAATCAGGCTCTCCTGGTGTGTTATATTTTATATCAAGAGCTGACTTTCGTGGTGCCTTCTTTTCGAATGTAAAGAAACCTTTATTTGCCATTGCTGAAGTCGTTCACTCCTTTGTAGTTAATTTCCTCTATCCGTTTGTAGTGTTTCAGCGTGATGAGGCACTTCTTGAGGTAGAAGAAGGTTACAAGTCTGTTTTTGATTCCAGATGCTTCCAGCCCTTCTTCCCGTGTGCGTTGTAGCCCTGCTGGTACTCCTGCAAAGTAGATTTTCATTTGCTTATCTTATAGATGATTCCAAGTACAAAGGATAATATTGACCAAAGCAGCACTTTAATTTCTCCAATGTCAGATAGAGGTTGGGTAGAAATCCAATCGTATCTAAAGTTATGTATTTCATTCCAACTCACTATACCTATTAAAAATAGGAAAAACCATCCAAGTAGGTAGAAAAGAACTTGCATCTTATTGTTCCGGTAAGCTAATTATATGTTGAAATCGTTCGCTCTTAAAGTAAGCTAGGTCATCTGTGGCAACCATTGTGGTTGCTTTCTCAAGTACTTGGCTGAGGAAGAAAGGGTTGATGAAGAAATGGAACTCCTTATCACTTTCGAAGTCAACGAAGTCCTCAATCTCCCCTACGCTCTTCTCTGCCTTGCACTTTATCTTGTCCTTCTCTATAATCACTTCAACCCGTTTGTCTAAATCAATCTTACCTTCCGCCATAAACACTACAGATTCTATTAAGGGCTTTAGCTCTGTAGGTAGTGTGAGTTCTGTGCCCTGAACGTCAAAGTATTCTAAAACGTCAGGGTATTTATCTTCCATCACCCTTGCTGAAAACGTAACATCTTTGCCAGTCTTAAAATGCACCCAATTCTTCTTCAGACAAACTTTAGTGATGTCAAAATTGATCAAGTCAGCTACCGACCTAGCTGGTATCAGCGTAGAGAATCCTGTGCCTGAGGGAAGTGTATAAAGGGAGATACGTGCTTCATCAGAGCTTGCAAGGTAAGTGTCGTTTACATATACACAGGTGCCTGCTCCCTTTGTCATGTCCTTACTGGCGCTAAACATGCAGAGGAACATTCCTTTTACGAACTCCCTTGGTAGCCTCTGCCATTCTTCTATTTTATCCAATTCCAGCATTTCGATCATCTTCTCTGCATCCCTCTCCACTTCTGTGCTCAACTTCGCCTCCCTGCTGCTCGTTTTAACGAGCATTTTATCATCTTCCATTTCAAGTTTAACAGCTTGGTTCCCACGGGTGCCAGTTAGGGTTTTATACAGATCATCAGCTATGACGCTACATTGGAAGTCAGTTTGGAGAGGATGGCTTACACAGATTTCATCATTATATGTCATCACTGCGTTGCCACTGAAAATGAAATGAGTAAACTGTTCTATGATTCCCTTGCTTGCCAGTCCAGGTTTAACTGCTTGGAGTATCTCCAGCAGGTCGTTCTTTTCCATTAGTTCCATTTAGCTTCCCCCTTTCATAAGGTATTCCTGTTGCTAACTCCCAGCTCTTTCTGCGAAATTGAAAGCCTCCATGTTCTAAATCATAGTAACTAAAAAGGACTCTCTGGGTAGCACCATGCAAGGCCCGTACATGATGCTCCCAGAGGTCACTTCCCACTGCCGCGAAGTATATTTTCAAGGTAGGATTATTCCTCCTTTACTTCTGCGTTCAGGTAATAACTTTTTTACGCCGCCTTCTGTGCGTAGAGCAATTAATATGGACTCCACGGTGGGTAGAAATTTGTTATCTGACTTTCGGAAGTGTCGGACACCCTGCTTAAGGGCATTCTCAATCGTCATTATCAGCTTTCGGGCGTCCTGCTCTGGATTCCTCACTAACTTTGATGACATTCTTTGCTCCTTTTCTATGGTAAAAGCTGGCAAGTCTGTTGTAGGAACTATAGCCATTCTTCAGTACATACTCTTTCATAGCTCGTTCCTTCTGTATGTCATTCATTACAGGGAAATTGCCAGCCATATATAGTATCATTTAGATTGATCCACTAAGACAGTTATTCTTCCTTTTATTGTTAAAAAGGATAGTTTCAGTAATCTCCATCCTACTCTCCTTGCTTCTTTCCTAGAGATATTTAGAATTACCATTTGTTTAGGTAGGGTAGTAGTGGTTACTGGAATTTTACTCGTAGAAGAATCAGTTTTATTATTTGATGTATTAGTCAAAATAAGTTGAATCCTTTCGGCATTTTGTGGCGCTTGAAAGCCCAAGGCCAGTCAGGTTGACTCTTTTCTAAATCTAGATAGTAAAGTATGTTCAATTCATCTCTTACTCTGTAGTCAGTAGCAAGGCCCTTTTCAATTTCGATTTCAACTTCCCGTTCTTTATCTCCTTTTCTTCCACTAACGAATCTCTCATTATCCTGGAGGTCGTAGCCATTGCCGACAAGTTTATACTTACAACTTCCAAGTCGGAAACCTTTTTCGTGGTAGTAATTAAGGATGAAATTTCGTTCAGCAGGTGAGTAATTTGAGATATGTTTTCCCTGCATCTCTTTAAACGGACTTCTATCTGAAACTGCAACGCTGTGGGGCGAGACGTTGTAGACACGTTTACCTCCTTTTGTTCTTGGAGTCAATACTATACCATACTTACCATATTTTACCCAGCTGGCACTATCCACACTGTACCAGGGATAGCGACTAACAAGTTCAGGTGCTGTCACCGCGAAGCCATGTACTTTAACCCGCGGGATGCCATTGTCGTAGGTCAACAGGTAATCCCAAATGTCATCCAACGGAGGTATAATAACTGAAGTAGGGTTAGGAACCAATCCACCTATTGCTATGTACTCATAGCCTTTAGCTAGATACATCTCAAGCCATTTGATCTCGCATCCAAAATGCCAAACAGGTATAGGCTTTAGGCCTTTGCTCTCCATATACTGCTGATTCTCCCAGGTAGCTTCTGCATTATTAATCACATCAAGTACGGCATAGACTTCTAGGTTAGGAAGGTACTCCTTAATAAACATGGTATACTTGCGACGATAGATTTTGTATTCGTTCATCTCAAGGAAGCTGAAGTCATCATGCTTCCTGTCCTTTAGGTAACTTCCCATGTAAGTGTGAGCACCTCCTTCTTTGTTTCTCACAAGGGAGTTATAAAGGCTAGGAGCCCCAGAGTCCATAAATATCTTTACATCGTCATATTTCACCATATACTTTATCCTTTCCCATAAATCCCTTACAGTTCTATCCCGTACCTGAAGTAGCTTAATTGCGGTGTGAGGTCTCATTCCTATTCTAGGAGTAGCAGGAGGTTTGCTTATAGCATTTCCCAGCTCTTCTCTTAGATTGAGTATATCGTAAGTGCCTTCAATGCTGAAATGATTATTATAGAGTTTCATTCCATGTATGTTCTTTCCGTTGTGTCTTCCTCTTTTTCACGTTCAGGACAGGGAACCTCTTCTCCAGTTTCAGAATCAATACACTTATAAATAAACACTCTCTTCCTCTTATTATGAGGCCTAATAGGTCTCGTTGTGTGGATTCCTTCGCTCTCAATTCTTTTGTTATCAATATATATTTGGCGAGTACTTTTGGGCAAGTCACCTGCCTGACTTATCATCACTGTTGCTAACAGTATAACAGCTATCCTTAGTACCTTCACAATTCCTCCAATATAGTTAGCATTTTCTCTATGGCAAACTTTCCTTTCATTATAAACTTTTGTGCCAGTATTTGAGCCATCACTTGCATGGCTTCAAAGTATTGTTCATCTGTTACCATCTTTACAATCATACCTACGCATTGACCAAAATTGTGAAAGCGAAACTCTGCAGGGTACAGCTCTTGGTAGCTTAGTCTGTTTGGTACCAGAGGAATACACCCACACATCACAGCCTCTTGCATAGCTATACCCCAAGTTTCCTGCTCTGCAAAGCTCACTGCTATGCTTCCATTATTCAGCATATTGTAGTATTCTTGTTTACTCTTTATCATATCCTTAGTCTTGAAAAAGTTCCATTTGCTGAAGTCAACATCAGACTCACGACATGCTTTCTCTAGTTCATCAAACATGTGAGGATTCTTTTCTATGTCCAGTCGGTGTGGAAATAATATGTCCTGTCTAGGACGAGGGTTAGGATTAGCAAACTCAGGATAGATAGGCAGACCTGTGATGTGTATTTTATTATCTATATCATGTGGTTTACTGGGTGTCCATCCTCTTTGTTCTAATATTAGATTTTTATGAAATTGAGTAGCTACAAATATATGATCGATAAACTCCAACCATCCTCTTTCAATCCACTGTGCCCACCTCGTCATTCCTACTCTGTGGAGCATGTCGTGTTCGTCATAGCTACCAGCATGTAGTATGCCAGCTATTTTGAAATCAATTTTCAGTGCATCTCTCATATAGGCTAACATTTCAATACCAGGAAACCAGAGGTCGTGAAATAGGAATGTGTCGCCTGGCATTACTTTATTCATCCAGAATAGTTGACAGATAGTGGATAATTGGTTAGCTTTAAAATGATTGGTAGTTATGACATCAAGGAAGCTACCCTGCTCTATTTTGTTAGATAGTGGAGTGGGATATACAGTTTTGCTCTCGATTTTCAATCGTTTAAGCTCTTCAGGGAACCATTTGTTCCACTGTTTACTGTACCTCTCCTCAAGACTTTCGATTGGAATGTTGTAAATCATATTATCCCCAGTCTGGCAAGTATAGCATAAAAGGTTGCAGAGTCTGCTATACTGATGCCTTCTTTAAGATTGCGTAGAATATTTTCCCATACTGTACCTGAATTAGGTATGCCTATATCAGGAAGTCTGTAAAGATTGATGTAATAATCTAAATCTTCGTGGTCTTGTCTGTGTTTTATGAGTTGAGATAGGAAACTGTTAGGCAGGTAACTGGGAAGCAAACGCATCGGTCTACTTGAAATGAACTTACCTCTCTTCTTGAGTTGTGAGTAATCTTTAGTTCCATGATAGGGCTGAAAGAATTGTCCTAATCCCCCTTCAGTTCCATTAGTACGGACCCGTCCATACAGCTCTTCAGGTTTAAAACCATGCTCTCTTAAAAACTTTCCAGTTTCGTTTAGAGTTTTCAGCGTTTCACCTGGGAAGAACGTCAGGGCTAACCAGAATATATCAACTGAGCATTTCTCAGAAAGTTCCTTGCATTTATTGACAGGGGCTTTACCCATCTTCTTACCTAAGTCAGGGTCGGCCGTCTCCATGCCTATTTCAATCAACTTCATACCACTGTCTGTGAGCACCTCATTACCATGAAGGTCAATAAAACGGTTTACAGTGGTTACTTCACCTAGAGCGATAAAATTAAAACTTCCTAACCGTGCAGCATGATTCAGTATTTCAAATGCTCTTTGGTGATCGAAAAAGAAGTCCTCATCTGTAAAATGAATGTTATTGATATCTCTTTCTATACAGTGATCGAGCATCATTTTGACATCTTCTATGGGAATTACTATTCTCTTCCTACCACAGTTAACCGTAGAGGGACAGAAAGCGCAGCCTCTTGGACAACCATATGAGGTAAACAGTGGATATACCTGCCCCTCATACTTTGTAAGATGCATATCACAATCACTCAACAGCAGATGTTTTAGTGAGGCATAGCATTGAGGATAATTGTACATTCCTGCCAATATCATTTCTTCTTTAGGATACCAGTGCTTTAATTTAAGGTGTTTAATTAAAGGTGTGTACCCAAAGAAAATAGGCTGTTTAGGAAGGAACTTATTGAGCATGAGGCAGAGATCTATCTGCGGATATGACCAAAGAGCTACCAAATAGTCCTCTGCCTTTGGTATTCTGTTAATTTGTGCCATAGTGAAGTCTTCCATTAGCCATGCGTTCTGTTTTAAGGCTATGCTGTTGTAGACAATATAGGGAAGATAACAGAAGCTGCCTCGGTTGACTTCTGGACTTGTGGGATCAATAACTACTACTTTCATAGGTTTACCTTGGTTCGAATGTTCTGTAGTATTCTGCTCCATTTTCACCATCCTCAAATACACTCACATAGTCAGCCTTAAAGTGGTCTGCGAGCTGTTTACATATCATCTCGCAACTCCTATGCCCTAGGTCCATTGTCATATTTGCATTGATATATTCCTGTACTTCCCATTTCATCATGAAGAATTCTATATCTCTATCGTCATGATGAACAATCCACTTCATCTCTACATGGAACATGTGACGATGGGGCTCTCTTAGGAAAGCTACTTCATCCGGTGCGCTAGGCCAACAATGCAAGGCTTCAAATTGAGTTCTAATTACAACGAATGTTTTAGGCATTACTTCCTCCAATAAAGTGACCAGTCACATCCATCCTTGTCAGCTAAGAAAGGGAAGATGTGCCAAATAACCCAGGTAGGTTCATGTTCGTTTAAGGCATCACAGTAGTCTTTTTCAGGATACACGTATTCGTTTGGGACATCTCCGTCTGCTGCTGCTCCAGGAGAAGCACCTGCAGATGCAGAACCTCCAGAACCGCCAGAACCGCCAGAACCACCTGAACCTCCACCGTCGTCTCCACCTGAACCTCCACCGTCGTCTCCACCTGAACCTCCACCGTCGTCTCCACCTGAACCTCCACCGTCGCCGCCCCCACAACTCAAGGCGGGATTTACCACAAGGGCAAATACACAGACGATTGCTAAAATCCAAATTATTTTTCTCATTTTAGTATCTCCTTAATCCCCCTGATTAATAAGCATCAACGTATTCACACATTATAGACAATGCTTCATCATAACTGCCACTATGAAAAATTCTATCTACCATCTCCTTAGCCTCATCATTAAGGCCTTCCTTTCTAAGGGCTTTCTGGCAGATTCCCATAAGGTTGAATACATTACCATTTTCTCCAACGAGTTTTACTTTTGGTTTCTTTTTCTTTTCGTTCATTCTATCATCCCCTGCATCATTGAAAGTTTGATTAAGTCCATTGCTTCCGCTCTTGCTTTTGCATCCTTTTTAAGAACTCCAGATAAAGAAGAGGTTATCATTCCTGCTCCTCCACTCTGCTTTACTCCTCTGCATCTCATACAGCTATGAATAGCTCGCATTACGAGTATAGTTCCTTTAGGTTCAATTTGTTTGTCAAATTCTTTAATGCAGTTCATACATAGGAATTCTTGAAGATTAGGGCAAGCACTATAATGCTCTATAAGGCGTGAGGGTTTAGAGGCACCTATAACAAATTTATCTGGAATATATCCCATCCAAGCGTATCCCTCAAAAGGTAAGAAATGATGACTACACCAACTTACGAAGTGTATTCTATCTAACATTATTAGCTCTTGAATGTTTTCTTCGTTTGGAAACTTGGTGAGTTTTGGTTTACATTCCATTTTAGCATTCCTGAAAATATGACGATACATTTTTGCCATACGTTCAGGGGTGCCAACAAGGTTGGGGTCATCTAACGACAACCCCAACCCTTGTTCGATGATCAGCTTGAAACAATCCTTGATAAGTCTTTCATTCATGAATTATTCCTTCGCTTCTCCTTTGGCAGGTGTAGCCTCCCCACCTTCTTCCTTTTCGATCCTCTTTTTGGCAATGCGAATGTAGATGTCGATTCGCTTTTTGATGAAATCAGCGTCTTTCTGATCCCGCTTGTGATACCTTTCAGTGAATGCCTTAGCGATTTCATTTTCAGATTTGCCAGCTTTGACCATGTCGTAGGCTAACTGCTCATTAGAAGGTCCTTCCCGTTTAGGTCCTTTCTTCTTGGCAGCTTCCATCGCGGCAATCTCTTCAGGGCTAGGATCTTTCCCTTCGACAATGCTGTTATAGAATTCCACGACGGAATCCGGCAGCTTCTTTTCTTCCTCACTGCCTTCTGGAATGCTATCTACGGCCTTGAGAAAACTGTCGACCATGACCTCTTTCTTAATGCCTACGGTCTTCAACTTCTCTTCCAGAACACCGGTTGCATTGAGAGCACCAATCTGCTCTCTCAGCTCTTTTGCGTTTACAAATTGCGGACTTAATGCCATAATGTGTTACCTCCTTGTGTGATATTTGAGCTCTCGCCCAGTTAGTTATTCAGCCTTTCAGCTAATTATAGCTACATTATAGAACGTTTCCATTGGTGTTTATAAACTTTTTGATGATATTTTTTAGGCAGTTTACCTAGGTTCTGGAAGTTTCACCAATTTGTGCAACTGAAGGCTGAGCTGTACGTCCCAAATATTGTCTTCCAGCATCCAATAGTATAGAGCAGCAGGTTCTAACCTATCCAGGACTGGAGAGAAAGCGCACCTTGCCTTGGAATTTCTCTGTTTCAGTCTCCTATAAGCTCTTTTTGCCTCTTGATAGTCACTCTCGTCTGATATCACAAATTTAACCACGTCATTTTGGGAAAACACGTTAGTATTAGCCCATTGAAAAACATCACCTACTCCTGCACCAGGCAGCTTATAGTCTACCACATAGCAATCCACGGTGCAGAGCTGCCGTGGGGGTAGAGCGTAGGCTCCATTTGTTTCTACCGTAACGTGGAATCCTTTAGTTCTAACCAGTGAGATAAACTGAAGCAATTCTTCCCCTTGCTCTAGTGGCTCACCCCCTGTGATCAACAAATAGGGACCTTTATACTTCTCCACTCTTTCTATTAACCTAAAAATGTCCATTTCCTTGCCTACTCTAGGATCTTGGGCATACTTTGTATCACAGTAGTTACAACCTAAGCTACACCCAGCAGTTCGTACGAATGTTGCCCAACTACCCTGTCCACGGCAATTTGCCTCCCCGTGTATGCTGGAGAAAATGCTGTAAATCTTCATGACGTACCTCCACGTAACTGGTTGGTGTTTCCCACAGCCTTACTTTTGAAATACCTCTATCCTCTTCCTCTTCAAAGTATTTATCTAGCTCATAAAATATCTTAAAGGCTATGATTTCTGCTGTGGGATTCTCAAATATATCATTTAGGTAAGAATGATCAAGGTTGTTAAGAACAACCTCTTCTACTAAATCTTTTAGATCTTTAAAGTCAATAACCATTCCTTCTATTGTGCTTCTTTCATTCGTAACTACAGGTCCATATGCTTCTACCTCCAACTTATAGGTATGACCATGTAGCTTATTACAGTCCCCACGATACTTAGGTAGTTGATGAGCTGCATCAAATGTAAATGTCTTTCCTACTATCATTTAGTTACCTCCCTTTTACTTAGGTCTATATGAATAATTCCTTCTCTAGTATAAACGTAAATGCTCGGATCTACAGGAACCCAACGTATAGTTAAATCATCTGTTACTTTGTAGTCTTCCACCTTACCGTGCATGTGTTTTCTAACATATTCCCATTTCCATTGATTTATTTTGTAGCTATAAACATATAAAAAGAACAGGAGTACTAATAAGATTGTAGTTATTGTTAGATAAATCTTTGAACGGTCATCCATTTTAATCTCCTCTCACTTTATCAAGTGCGGCATCCAGGTAAGGTTGCCCGAGATCTAATTGTTGAAGAACCTTGATAGTCATCGTTTCGTCAAATTGTTTGTGCCTATGTGCTATCACTCCAAAGCGCATTATATTTTTTCTCTTCTCGAAGTCTTTTTGATTAAGAACCGCCATTAAGTTTACGTGTGCTAACTTCCTGATATCTTCACCTGTGTTTTTTTGTCTAACATATGTCTTTTCCATTGAGTCTCTATTTGCCTGTGTAGCCGTGGCAACTAAACAGCCCCGCTCCTGTGCTAGGCTCTTTGCTGTCATCCAGGTATCGTTTATAGCTTCACGACCAACCAGCTTAGGATTTTCTGGACCCAAAATGTCCATATAGTCTATCAGTATAACGTCAGGTATAAAATCCTCTGTATATTCCAGCAAGTCAAGATCCCTCTTTATATCTCCTATGTTGGCAGTCTTTATGGGATAGCTTATAGTTCTAAGCAAATTGTTTCCATACATCATCATAAAAGATTTGGTAGCCTTTTTAACCTTAGCTACTGACATGGTGGGAACCTCTTGCTCTTCATACCAAGGTTCAGGATCAAAGAATCCCAATTTATTGTCAAGGCAGTAAGTACAAACTGTCCAATCTAAGTTAGGACTGTAAGGTGATAATTTGCCTTCATCATTTATTAGTGAACCAGAACCCCTACGCTCTTTCATGTCACAGGTGCCCTGCTGGTTCTTAAGGCAGTCAAATATGGGAAAACGGTAGATGTTTTTTTCTTCGGTAGATAGGGCGGTAAGTCGTTGATAGGACCTTATAGACGTTTCCTCTTTTGACATCTCTAATGAAATGGAAGCTACCTTCAGCCTGTTATACAAGGCAGCGAATTTTATCTCTTCCAACCACCAAGTCTTTCCCCGCTTCATAGGACCCATAAGGGATATTAGCCAAGTTCTTTTAAGAGGACCTAATATCTGTCCTAGCCTACCTGGCATTTTAAACAAGTATTCTTCATCACGAATCATCACTTGTTCTATTTGTTGGATATCAAAAGGATTTATCCATTCTGATGTAGTTTTACTGACCTTCCTAAAGTTAGAAATTTCTATCTCAGCCTCCTCAACTTTACCAAGGTCAATTAAGTTCATCAGTTTGTCTTTGTGGTCTATTATGGATCTTTTCTTTAGATATTTTAAACAGCGCCTCTCTAAATATTCCTCATTGAAACTCTCCATTTCTTCATAATAACCACTCAGTCCTGCAATAAATTCTCCTACCAGCTTCTGCTCTTCTTCCTCCAGTTCCTCCTTCTCTACTTCATAGATTTTCTGTATATTGTGTCCAGGTGCATCTTCAAATTCTTTGTAATAATCTCTCACCCATTTGTACACCCTTTTACTGTACTTACTTTGTAGGTAATGGGACTGTATCATAGGAAGGAAGGTTTGACAGAACCTTTTACTGATAATCAGACCTATCATTAAGTTCTTCTCATCAGCTGTGTCTATTTTGACTCGTCTGCGGATCAAAAATCCCTCCTGTCCTCAATAATACTATTAGAGTAGAGGAAAGCTGGTAACCTTTTGTCAAACATCGTATCGCTGCTGAACCACCCAGGCGTCAATTTATGGAGATCTCCATTCACGCTTTGCTCTAACGCTTCGGTTACCAGCTCTCCAAATTGTAGCAAGCTATAAATGCCTGCCCCTCTTAACTCCATCTTATCTTCGTGCTCTTTATAGAATTCTGCTGTTCGCTCTGCAGCGCGGACAAAATGGTTCATATCGTACTGGCTGAGGCCATTTTTAGGTTTTATACCTCCGAGCACTTTATCTAGATAGAAATTGGCGTAGTACTTAGTTAGATTGGGATATTTATCTTCTGGATGCTCTTGTTGTTCTATTTTCTTAGGAGGTTCTAAATATTCCTCTAGGTAGGACCTGCTGGAATGTTTACTGTAGACATAATAAGCGAGAGGTATTTTAGTGAGCGATTTCTTGTATTTACTTTCAGGTGGATGGTAATGAGGATGAGTAGCTGCCAGGTGAAAGTTAGTTATAGACTTTATGATTTCTTCCTTATTAAATTTCCTTCCTTCAGCACAGGATAGGGAACCTCTCATAGCTCTTTTTACCTGTCTTATGTTTTCATTATAGGTCTTAGTTCCTGGTTGAGCATTATGCAGTCCTAATGTGTTCCAAAAGTTAATAATTTCCTCTACCACCTTAGGGCAAGAGATAGGTGTGATTTCTTTTCTCTGTCTTTTAGGTTTTATAGGACCTTTTTTAGTCTGTGCTTCCCTGATCTTTTGACTGTTAGCATGAGTTTCCTCTTTGTATTCCCTATAAGATTTGCTTCTTTTTTTGATCGGCCGAGACGTACTTTTTTGGCGTAAAAAAGAGGAAACAACAGAATGTTGAATGCTAGATTTGCTATGTATAGCTTTAGCTATACATGTCAGGTCTTGCGTTTGGCTTTCTGATGCATCTTTATTAGGACAAAAAAGGTACTTTCCGTCGAAACATCGCGCTGAGTGAAGGTAGGGCTTAATTTGGCTATCCCAGCAGGAGTTGCATATAATTTTTCCTCTGATTGTTCCTTCCAACTCTGTACTTACCTTTCTGTTACACAGCCCACATCTCAGTATCATGGTAGAACTCCATCAGATTTCCTCTTCCCCCCTCTTACCCTTGTGGTGGATTAACAATAGTGAACCGGGCTACTGCTTGGTAGGTACTAACAGGAAGAGGGGTGTTAGTGTGTGGAAGGAGCAGCCCAGCTCACTATTATTAATCCCTCTTCGCAGTACTTGTGTATAGGTACACATAATAGCACAGCACCATGACAGCTTGCAAGATAATTTTTAGGATTTATTTGTATCTTTATTTTTATCTTTTCCCTTTTGGACTGCTTCTTTTATTACCTTCTTGATATGTTCTTTCCATAACTGTCTAAATGTAGAACCTTCTACATAATCGTCTATTCCACTAAGTCTACTCCATTTCATAACAGTTCGCTCCTTAACTGTGCAGCCTCTTGTGGTGTGAGGTCTGCTGGATCTTTGCCTTCTGGTAGATCTAATTCCACTCTTTCTACTTCGGATATAAACATACCTAAATCATAAGCTATCTGATCTGCCACTTCTTGTGCCTCCTCTTCAGGGTCATACAACACTATCGCTCTCTTAACACCTTTATTCACAAGTGCTGATGTTTGGGCTGTAGTGGCTGTGGTTCCCATGAAACTTACAAATTCATTACCCATACGCCATACATCAAAAGGTCCTTCTACTATTACCACTGTGTCTCCTGTAATTCTATCTATGTTGTAAACCCATCGCTCTGGTAGCACAGGACATTCATTCTGTGGTTGGTTCTTATAGCGTATAGGACTTTTGAAGGTAACATCTCGTGCCGTGAAGCCTGCCAGTTTGAAGTTCATATAAATAGGAATGATAAGGCGGAATTTATATTTACCTCCTTCCCAGCAGGCTTTGACATAATATTTATCCTGAATTTCTACAGGATCAAATCCCCTCCGCCTTAAGTAGTCTTTATGTATAGTTGGTAAGGTGTCTAAGGATTCTTTAGGCAGCCCTTTTGGATCCCTCCTTTTAGGATGATAGGTGCCTATGTGAGAAGATCTAAACTCTTCTAATATGGAATATATATCCCCTTGTCCGTCCTCAATTATGCTTATTACTTTAGTAATAAGCCCTGTTTGGTGACATTTCCAACAGTGCCATTTCTTAGACTTTAGGTTGATACCAAGATGGTTAGACTTGTCACCACAGAAAGGACAGCGAATGTTTACCCAACCAGGACTACAGTTCTTTCCTGAAGTGTATATCCTTACACCTCTGTCATTAAGGTAGGCCTTTACATCAAACAGTTCTATATCCATTAATAGAAGTCCTCAGGTTCTAGGTCAGCTCTGCGTCCATTGAAGAAAATACGGCAATCTTCTGAATCAGTGTCACGCATGAACACGTATTCGTGTTCTTCTAAGTGACCAATGGCAGCTCTAAGCTCTTGGGTCAAAGAAGTTGTCCAATGTCCCCATTTTGATCTGATGCAGAACTTTCTTGGTGAAACTTTAAAAGCATCTTTGATAACTATCATAGCCATCCCTCCTCACAATAAAGTGAAATGCGTTCTCCAAAGTGGTCAACAAACCACCTTGCGTTTGGATCGAAAAAGTCAACTATCAATCCATATTCCTTTTCTGCACTCGCTGTCAGCGACCTGCTCGCAGCCTGTATTGTTTGTATCTCTGACTTACCTCCTGCGGCATTAATGATAGCATCCAGCGTTGGTATGTTAATGCCTTCATTCCATATATTGGTTACAATAATACATCTTATGCTGCGGTCATTGAGGGCTTTTCGGTAGTGAGGACGTTTCTGATTGTTTACTTTTATTTTTGCTTCCAAGTTCTTGTAGTCTTGAAATTCATCATACATTTCTTGCAACTTGGCTTTTCCCTTATCTGAAGTCAATCTTTTCTCAATGTCCTTCTGTAACCGCTTCATCTCTCTTTTTGTGTCAGCATCTATTCCGCCACAAAGAAAAGGAGCCTCATACTCTGAAAATTTCTCAAACATATTTGCTAATTCAAATCCATGTCGCACTCGTCTCACCAGTATGAGTACTGTTTTGTTCTCATCCAATAATCCTGTAGCAGTTTTCATTATCAGTCTGTTTCTGGTTCTGCTGAGTACTATTCCTTTTTTGTAGGCTTCGTAGTAAGTTTTGATATTTTTTACCGACACATTTAGGGGTACTTTAACTATCTTTACTTTGGCCTGCGTAACAACTTCCGCTACACGAGCTTCTTCCTGAGTGATTTCACCTATAACAGGACCTATCAAGCCTTCCATTGCAAGTCGCTTTCCTAATTCAGGAGAAGGAGTTGCTGTTACACCAAAGCGAAAGGGAGCAAGGTCATTCTTAAGTATCTTCCCATAATTGCTGTCATCGCTTGCTATGTGATGAGCTTCGTCAACCATTATGAGGTCATGATGAGTATGTCCGTTAGTTCCTAACGCTTTGACATAGCTTTGATGTAGAGCAATAGTGATCCTATGTCCATACTCTTTCTTACCATCTCCTACTATACCTATATCTTCAAAGCCAAAGCGTTGGAACTCTTCATAGGTTTGCCATAGTAGGTCTTTTGTGTGCATTAGGATTAAGATAGTTTGAAATTTGCTCTGGAAACAGCTCGCTATGCCTCCCATGATCACCGTCTTGCCACTTCGTGCAGGTGCTTTTATGACACCTCTCTGAGTCATGATGGCTTTGAGTATGAGTTTGTCCTGGAATTCCCTTAGCGTGATTCCCTCAAGGTAGGGATCTGTAGTGGGCAGTGGAATCTCCTTCATGATATCACCGAAGGTCCATATGGACTTCATTCCTCTTTGCATCAGTGTGTCTTTCACCCGTGGCACGAGCCCTGTTAGGAAGACACCACCTTTTGTGGACATATACTTATTGTGCATCTTAGTGGTGCCTCCATATTTCTTTTTCACATAGAAGGGCTCTTGGTAGCGGAGAGCTGACCGTAAGAATTGTTTTGCTTCGTTGTCCAGTCCTTTGCTAAAGACTGGACTTTCGATTAGGAATCTCATCTTTTAGTTTCCTTCTTATACATTTCAGGATAGGAATAAGTACAGCTCTGTCCCATGCTACTCCTGGAAGGTTTGTGCTTAATTGTTTGAGTAGTGTTTTTTCGAATTTAAAGTATAGTTTCTTCCATGGTGTACTCATAATGCTAAAAACCTCTCATGAGCCCGCCTGAGGTCACTCATTACTTTCTTGACCTTAGTTGCACTCCATCTTTCTTCAAACATGAGGTAGTTTTCGAGGCGTCGGCGGGAAAAGGAGTTATTAAATTTGAATTGGCTGAGGAACTCTTCTGGGGCTTCCAGCAGTATTATCATCAATGCTTTAGCCTCATCACAGACTTCCCTCATTATGTGCCTTTTCGCTTCCAAGTCAATGTGGTAATCTTCAATGTGTTGTAGCGACATAATAGGATTGGGCCTTTCTGCTTCAATTAGCTGTAAAGTATTGTGATTGTAGCAAATTCCTACGCTTTTATTTGCTGAATTCTGCACGAACTTTACTTGCTTAATGTCAAAGTATGCAGTAAATTTTTCCTATTGCAGGCAGTTTTCAGGGAATGTGAAATGAATTTCTTCATTTTGTTCTTCTACCTGCACGTTTATGGCTTCAACAGGTCCATTACTTTCTGGAGGGATAGGCATCCCTTCTTTCCAGGTGAAGTTTAAAACACCTCTACCATTTTTTAGGATCGTTACAGTTTTACCTTCTTCAGTTTGAACAATAGCACCAGCACCTGTAGTGTCGTCCCAAAGCACGTCCAGCTTGTCACTGGGACGTATGTTGGCTTTCTCACATAGTTTGGAACCAATATAGAATACTACCATAGCGTTGTCTCTGTTTTTCTGATTAGAAATGAGTAGCTTTTCTGTGGTGTGGCTTGTTCTCTCTTTTCTGCTAAATCCCGACATAGATCTTAGTGCCATTTGTTTCACCTCCTTCTTTTTGTTTTCTAATTAATTGTAGCAATTTCAATATGATATTGCAAGATAAGTTTGAAGGCTGACCTCCTCTTGCAACCTGTCCGAGCATTGGGGCTCTGGTCAGTAGGACAATTACCAAGAGGTTCACCTACTTTGCTTACCCGTCAGCGTGATTAGGGAGCTCTCGGTTAGGTCAGCCATAAGGTCTTCAGTTAAACATAACCTTTCTGATTCTATCTTCTAACTGCTGACGGCGTACTTCACTGGCTATATGGTGTGTGGTAAACTGTGTGAGTATATTGTAGAAGATCCACATATTCATATACTCTTCTGCTTCCTTCTCCCATTTACCGCCCATTTCATGTAAAGCTAACCAGCGGGCTAAGTTAGCGTTGGTGCTTGTTTCAGGTTCTTCCAACAGCAACGTGGTCTCTTTGTTATTAAGATCCAATTTCTTTTCCACCTTTTCAAACTTCTCAGGCAGTAAAGGGGTAGAGGTCCAATCCTGCCACTGCTTCCTTTGGTCGTCGATAGCTGTAAAACCATCTTTGAGTGCATACTGTACATCTTCCAAGTACAGGTCAGGCATGTGGCGTTTCTTGTACTTAGCGAAGGTTTCTCCTATAACAAGACCGTTCGTGCATACCATTCTAAATGCTCCCAGCATCACTGTGTGTTTACAACTACGGTCATAGCTGTTGAAAACCTCCAGTGTGGGATTCATAACGTCATCTTTCCCACGGAATTTAACTACTACCTGAGCATCGTCAAACCTGTATTTGGTCCTCATGCGGGCGCCGTCTTTGTAAAGGAACACATGCTTGGAGTAGGAACCAAAATCTACTGTATTTCTTTCCAGTACTTCCTCTACATTCTCCAGCACCTTTTCATGCCTTACCAGTTTGTATTTAGGGCTGACGATATCATAAATCTGGTCTGTTTCGACATTCCTCACCGCCTTGTAGTTCTCAGCAGTAATGCCAGCCACCTCTACCGTTGTGAGTTCTACTTCAGGGAACTCAGGTGTAACTTGTTGTTCCATGATAAACCTCCTGTTTTGGGATTGATATGTCAAATTTATATGGACTTTTACCTATTTCTTTTATACTATCCTTTAAGATTTCAGTCCATTCTATTTGGAACTGCCAATACCTTCTTTTATAACTGTACCAACAGAATACCGCGTGGTCTTCTATGATTGCAATTACATGTATCACTTTATTAGAAACCATAGGTCTTTCGTAGTGGTATTTATAACCTGGTTTTAGTTTCATTGTGTTTCTCTCTTAGTATGCGTCCTATTATTATACCTAATGGTATGCTGACGAGTACCCACAAGGCTAGGACTATTATGATTTTAAGTACCATTTGCTACACATATCCTTCCTTTGTCATCGACTTTGATGTCCCATCCTTTGTTCTTTCTCAAGTCAGCTATTGTTCCACTGACCGCTACTTTGTTCTTCTTTAAGGGCCATGTCTCGTTCTTCATGTGCAACATTTCTGCCAACGTAACCGTGTCCCATATTCCTTCTTTTATCGCTTCGATGATTATACTGCGTCGGCTACCTGCACGGGAAGTAACTTTGTGGTAGTTGTTTTCAGTGATGCCAAACTGGGGGTCGATGTCAGGATTGTACTCTTCTGCGCTGGGGTTCTCTTTGTTGAGCTCTTTGAACCTGTCGTAGAGCTTTTGGATGATGTCCTTCTTTTTAAACTTAGCGGGGGGAGATTGCGTGAAGATTTTCTCGTACAGTGGTTTAAGGTGACTTAGGTTCTTTCCAGTCAAGTGGTTGAGGTACTCTTGATTAGTCATAGCTACACCCTCTCTTCCTTTAGTGTTTCCTTAAGTATAACAGCTATTTAAACGGATTGCAAGATATTTTTTATATTTTATCGCAAAGTTTATCATACACCCTTGAGGGCACAAGGAGGTATATTTTACCAGCATACCAATCTTTGAGTATGTCATGTACAGCACCTGGGGAGGCTTCTGTAATACTCTTCCAAGCATCTATTACCTCATCTTCCATACTCTTTGCCTTTGCTAACTCTGCGGATACAGCGAATTTATGATTCATAGCTCTCTCCTTTTGTACCAAACCTCTATTACTTCTCCAGTACTGCAATCTTCTCGACAACCAAAAGAGTAATAGTAGTATCCTTCCACATCGTCGATGAACCGTGTAGGAAAGGGAGTGTCTCCAAAGGCGACAAAGGAAGGATCTGATATTTCCTCGTCCCAACATTTCATCCCTCTATTCACAAAGTGTCCCATTTCTATAACCTCATTGGCATTATTAGTGCTTTGCGCTCTCCTTGATGAAAGTAGTTGGGATTCTCGTCTCTTATATATCCCTCCCAAGGTCCGTCAGTCAGTATCTCCAACCACGTTATGTTCATACACTCTTTGCTCATAGTTCTTATAATGGTTGCAAGAGCCCTGCTGTAACCAGGCTTGTCGTCTGAATCAAGATCAATGCTGACATATGGACCTGTCTCTTTTGCCCAGTCGTGGAGTATGTCCTTGTAGTCTGGGTAGTTCAGTGGTGCTTCTTCCACCTTGCATACAAACTCTATCTCCAGCATATTTCTATGCACCTTTTTAGGTTTATAGAAACCAGCTACTAAAGGAACATGTTTTACCCAGTGCAGTACAGAACCATTTGTGCTAACAGCAGAGCGATCCTCTTCTACCAGAAAATGGTTTACATGGAACCTCATGTCGCCTTTATCTATTGTTCTCAAAGGGCGTGCCAGGAAAGAGAGATTGTTGAACTCCACGTCTCTTCTCGTGTACTTCAGGGTCTTTGGCATTTTGTACCTCCTGATTGATTTGATAATTTTTATCAATACTGTAGTAATTGGATACGTAGGCGAAATGGTATCCTACTTTGTCAGCTAATTTGTGGAATAGGGAAGTGCGGGCTTTAGCGAAGGAGGAGGAGTGAGTGTAGAGTGTGTGAACTTCTCCGAACCAGTTGAAAGTGCCTTTGTATAGATTCTTTTTTACTTCCATGAAGCGTATCCCATGATGTTAGCGAACACGAAAAGGGCATAAAGTAAACCAATTAATCCAATTATGTCCTTAATCCACTCTGGAACCTCTTCCCATCTTTTTTGTATTCTTCGTATTGTTTTCATATCTATAGTATAGTATAAAAGGCCGGTGCTGTCAAGATAAATTATAAATTTAAATCATACCTTTAGTTGGACACTCATCTATATCTTCATCGTCGTGCTGTACAATAGCAATTGGAGTTATGTCGTAGTTTCCTTCTTCAGGGCTACTCAGTCCTTGCACTTCGAGAAACCTTTTCTGTGTTTCCTCATTGAGATCGTCAAAGTAAATTGGGAATTCTATCATTTTATTTTCCTCCTTTTCATATTTCCTTTTTGCTTCTTCCCATCCTTCTAAGAAATCTTCCAAATGATGTTTATACCACCATGACTTTTTAGGGTAGTCGAAGAAATCTTCAGGATTAGTTTCTCCTGGCACAAATGCGTTACGTCCTTTTCTTCTGTATCTTCCTGGAGAGTGTGTGCCCATTTTTCAATTCCTCACTATGAAAGGTATTAGTGCCAAAACAATGATCCAAAATATGATTATTTCATCCATTTTTCCTTTTCTCCCATTCTTTTAAGAAGTACTCGTCCTCTCCTTTAATCATTATTTTAATCCAATGGTCGACTTCTTCCAAGCAGTCATCGTACATTTGGTCTGACTCCATGAGGGACTGGAGGAAATAATCATACTCGTTAGCTACTTTCTTCCAGTCACCATTGCTTTCTTTTATCAGCTTTGGTAGGTCATCAGGAGTACCTATTCCTCCTAAGAGCCCTAAGTTACCCATACCAAAATGCCAACCCGCTGCAATGGCTTCCTCTTTTGGTAACTTACCAAATGTTGTGCAATAAGAGCAGATACCATATTTCTCCATATCTGTGCTGTCGTAGGGGTACAGTTTGCTCTTACATTTCGGACAATACTTCATCTTCATTTCCCTTCGTGGTTTTTATTTACTGCTTGTCATAGCATTAAAAGCAAAAGTTCATGCAGAATTCGTCAAATGAAAGCGTGGGATTTACGATTCTGTACGCTATTAAAACTGCAATTTCAGCGCAGACGAGTAATAATGTCACCAGTTTCAAAGTTCATAACCAGTTCATTACACTCACTGTTTTCTATCCATAAGCTGATGGTTTCAAATCTTTCTCCCGCCTTATCAAATACTTTATAAAGAGTATCGGCTACGAGCTTTTCTCTGGTGAAACCATCTGCTCCCTTGAAACCTTCTATCTTTTCGTCCAATTTAATTACGATACGCATTTCTATCTCCTTCCTACTTCCCACATCCTCTGTATTTCTCTCAGTATTTGGCGACCATAAGAGGAGGCAGAGAGTGGAGCCCTGTTTACCTCACTGATGATAATTTTATCTTCAGCCCAGTCATCATCTAGGTCTTCAAAATCAAAGTCTACTGGGTAATCTTCTACAATTTCCCAAGTGTTTAGGACTTCGCCTTCATTGTCGGAGAGTGTGAGTCTCATGGCATTTCCTTTCTACCGCTTTCTGGGTGGCTTCAAATATCTCCCTGTGTTCTTCTGGGGTCAAACAGTCACCGCATATACCTTGGTACTTTTCTCGTATATGTTGTGGTACACCCCAGATTGACCTATTTGTGGTTGCTAATACCTTACCGCAACCTCTTCTGCATTTAACTGTATAGACTCTAATCTTTTTTGGCATTTTGCTTTCCTTTTCTCAGGATTTCTCAGCATCTTTTCTCACTACTACCTACAACAGCAGTGAGAAAAGAGGTTGAAGAATCCTAAATGAGTCCTCCAAGTACCAGTACACTGTTTACCTTGCCACCTTCACATTCCCAGCAATCGTAGTTGCTGGCGTCAGGCTCCACGTCACGGATTGCGTGGCATTTGTCGCAGATTCCCACAGCGATACCGTCTACTGAGTCTTCCAGCATACCCATCACTGTGTCATAACCAGACGCTTCTTTTGCTAATACCAGTAAGTTTTCTCCCATGACTCTAATCTCCTTAACTGTAAATTTTGCCGTACGATCTCATTATCCGCAATACCAGCACGTTGCACTCTGCAAAGCGGCACTCTGAAGCGAGTCTCTTAGCTGTTTCCCAACGGGGATCGTTTAAGTAGCGGTCTTCGTGAGATCTTGGACGGCGGGGTTTATATTGATGTTGCTCTTGGGCCTCTTCCATTTCAGTCGCTCCTTTCCTTAGCAAAGGCTAAAGTGAAGAACCGAGATGATAGCTATAATTGCTACCATCAATCCAATGTAAATGTCCAATTTCATGAGCTATTTCCCTCTTCCTTAGTCATGTGCTCACCAATTTCTTAGCTTGCACATATAATGTAGCATGTTTCCATTCGCCCTGCAAGATATTTTTTCATACATACTCACGCACCTGATATGCTACGTTGGGACCAGCGTGATCGTTGTATTCATCACATTGGTCTTGTGCTTCCTGCTCGTCCTCAAAGATCATCACCTCACCATCACGCTTGCACCAGGACTCAGCAGGTCCCATATGGCTCAGGGAGGACCGCATGGCCCATATGCCCCACCTTCTGCTTCGCTTCTCCACCTTCTTCATCGCTTTCAGCACCATCATCAAGTACTCCTGCCTCATGTCCAGCCCAGTGTACTCTTCCACAATCTCCATCGCCTCAATCAGCTTATCCCGTTCTGCCACCGTCAAGCACCGTTCTATCGCCCTGTCCAAATCTCCACCAGTTTCTGCTTTATTATACTCGTCTTTGAAACTCATATTCTTCACCTCCTTCCCAGTGCAGTAGCACTTACCACATAGCTTATGCCCTCTCCACATAAGCTATGTAATCATGAGCTATTGTACTTGCCATGGTTGCAGTACTAAGTCAAGTGGGTCAACCTGCTCCATTAATGTGAAGCGCCCATAGCGTTTGTGGTATGAAACGCCACACTTTGGGCATCTCCAAAATGAACCGACACCAGGTGCACCAGCCTCACCTTCGTAGTCAAGCGTATCATTACCACACCTGCTACACCCTTCAAAGTCTTTGATACACATTTTGCACCTCCTTTTAAAGTTCCTCATCAAATGCTATGTGCTCATCTAAATGCCCGCTGCTGTAGCATGGGTCAGCGGGGTTGAAGTCACCAGTCCGTGCTGTAATACACGCATCCGTACAGCACTCGTCAGTAGCCCGAAACCAGTGTATGTTTTTAGCGCATCCACTTAGTATCAGACCTGCTAAAATTAGCGCAAAGAGTTTCTTTTTCATGGTAGCAACCCGTCGTATGTGATGTACATGTTTGAGTTACGAAAATAGACAAGACCACGTGTTTCTTGGTCGTGGTCACATTCCCAGGGCGTTGCACAGCATCCTTCATCCGCTTTGAAGCATCCGTCGTCATATTCCCACAACAGTCTGTAATCGTCTACGACCTCTCCGCATTTCATTTCACCGTGTACCGCTTGCACCCAAACGCTGTCAACATCCACACGCTGTACCGTACCGTCTTGTTTTCTAATTGAAAACCGCATACTTTTCACCTCCCCTCTTTTGCTGTTTTGTTTTCGCTTTTCATATTAATAATGTAATACATTTCATGTGGTTATACAAGATATTTTGTTTATATTTTAGCGGATAACTCTGCTTGCACCTCACCTCCCCAACACACATTAAACTGCGCTACCCGCCTAGTACCGTATGCTTACACTCTTACCAGCAAAGCGACCTTCTAAAATGTAAACCCGTGCATGGTAATTGCGAAAGCACCCATACAGCATGTGCTCGTTCTCCGTGTAGTACCGCTGCACTATCCGTGCCTTAAAAGCCGCTACATGATCGTACCGCAGTTTCTTTTGCCAGCGACCATTCCTGCACCAAACTTCTATAATGTCACCGACTCTGTTACCCTTTGACCCAGTGCAGAAATACCTTTCTCGCTCCACTACTCTGTAGCCCGTGGGCATGCGTCTCATGAACCCATAGTCCTTAAACTCACACGCTACCCTACATTTGTAGCTGTCGCCCAAAAGCTGCGGGCCTTTTTGTGGTAAATTGTTACTCATCGACCAGTTCTCCTCTCACTTCTAAGTCAATAATTAAACCCACCATTGCCACCATATCACACTCAATTCCAGTGTGCTCCAAGCAACTAACCAGTCCGTTTTCGTTGTCAATACTCAGTTTAAACCCATGTGTGTCGTTTCCATCATCTGCTACCCAACTCACCTCAACCCAGTCAGCAGTATAATCAATTCTAAATTGTCTATCCCCGTAGTCGCCAGAAACAAACTCATAATAATCAGTTCTTTCTTTCACCCTCACCACCTCCCTTCTTGTTTTAATTTTCGCACGTTAAAACTGCAAATGGTTACTTAGTTTGCGCTTGCTTATTTCGCGGACATTGCATGATCTTTTCTTTCTAATGCACAAGCAAGCACAAAATAAACACCACTTACGACAACACCGCCATCAGATCGTCATAGTCTTTAAACTCGTAATTGTCGCAACTGTATAAATCATGGTCCCTTTTCACCCAATCCAAATAGTTTTCACATGCTACCCAAACTTCGTTTCTGTCATAATCCAGATCGAAGCACAACAAATCCCATTGCCCATTGTCTATAATGACCGCTTCGTGCTTGTCGTGGTGCATTACGAAAGAAACACGGTAAGGTGTAGTGCCCTCATACTCGCTGATGACCGCGGTACAATTACGACCGTCACCCTTAACAGTCCAAACTCTGTGCTCGTGACTCGTTTCAGGGTTGGGGTGCAGACCATGATTCTGTGCTGCTTTCCTATCCTCTTCAGCACTCGTCACCCTGCTCTTATAAATTTCTCGCTTCGCTTTTATCATCCCTACTCACCTCCCTTCTTTGTGTTTTCTTGCTTTCATATTAATAATGTAATACATTTCATGTGGTTATACAAGATATTTCTTACACATACCCATAAAATTTATCACACCTATCCATTAAAAATTTCTAACAATTTCTCACTAATATTTTCTCACAAATTTCTCAGCAACCTAATCTTTTCTCACTAATCTTCTGACCACATCGACTCAACCACATCAGTAATCGTTCCACAAACCATCCCACAACAAATAAGTACCACCAAAGGCCACCGTACCATATCAAACAAGCTAATTAATAAGTCCATCCCTATTCTTTCCTTTCCAATCCAAGTTAAAAGTTATACACTTCACATAGTACATAGTATAGCATAGTAAAAATGGAGAACAAGATAATACTCAGGTATATCCGTTTATAGCAGTAGCATCATGGGAAGGTGCGAATCGTGATAAGGATAGTATCTTTCCTTTAGTATCGCAGTAGTAGCTAAGAAACAAAGTAAATAAGGGTAGGTATAGCTTGATTGATTGTATCGAATCATGGAGTGCATGGGGTGTGGCGACGAGCCCAGGTATGAGCAAGAGCAGATGTGAGTACGAAAGCATATAATCATCTACACCTATCCTGCCCACACAGTCTTAATCAATCATATCAACCCGCGCCTACCCTCTGATTGCATAGTTTAACGACTCACGCAGGTTTACGGGCAAGAGCAGAGCAGGGCGTGGGTGAGGAGCAGAGGCTTCGGGCTTCATGATTTAGATAGTATCAGACCAGACCACGCCTGCCCAGACCAGACCAGACCATGGGCTACGAATGGATTAGAATGGGACGATTGGGAGGCTGCGTGGGTGAGCGTGGATTAGATTGAATCACATCAGACCAGACCGCGCCAGACCAGACCGTGGGGGTAGGGGTGCAGGCTATGTGGGATCACGGGCGTATAGGGATCACGGTAGGTCATGGCTGGCGGAGGTATACGGGATGGCGGATATGGCGTGGTCTGGGGTGGAGGTCGGGCTTCATGGGTTGTATGGGTTTCAGTAAATATTGCATATTTATTGCATGTAGTTTATTTATTTAATGAAGCATATTTAGTAAATTTGCTTCATTAAGTAAATAACACCGCTTCATCATTTTGCTTAAAAATAATACATGTATATGTAATTAATACATGTATTATTTTTATATACAGTTAGTTTAAAACTAAGTAAATAACTACACTATTAAAAAATAGTGTTGTTACAAGCAAAATAATTTCAGTTAGTAAATTAATTAATTTTGTCATGTTTTTAGCTTTCTTTTTTAGTTGTTTAAAATATACAGCTTGACTTGCTTGCAAGTTATTGACTACGCAAAAACTGAAATTATTTTGTCTGTTTCGTTGTCAATTTTAAATGTAGCTACGTTGTGTGTAGCTAGATCGTAAATTGTACCCGAAACCGCTTTCAAGTTATTTTTGTAGTCAGCAATTTCATGCTTTTCAGTCAATATGCTTGCAATTTCACGTTTCGTGAAATTGTTTTCTTTCAGCATGTCAATAATAAGTTTTCTGCGTGACCTCTTATTATTACTTGCTTTCAGCGTATTGTCTGAAAGTTTGTAATTTCGTTTGACTTCAGTTTCTTTCTTTTCGCTGAAGTCAAACAGTTTAGCGTTGTCAGCGCTTACGTTGTCAACAAAGTCAGCTAAACTTGCTTTATGTTTTTTTAGCAAGTTAGTCAGCTTGTTTTTAGCTGTACTTTTTTCGTTGTCAGTCGTTGCGCTGTCAACAAACATACTGTATAATTTACTTGCTTTGCTTTTTTCTTTACTTGTCATAATGCACACTTCGCTTTTCTGCTATTATTTAAAATAGCTGTTAAAGAAATTAAGCAAGCAAGTCAAGCTGTCATTATAAGTAATACAATAAAGTATTGCAAATAAGTATAACGAAATTAATATTTTAATTGCTTTTGACATAGTAATATTTTTTAGCGTCAAATAAGTTGTTAATTTTGTAGTTTGTAATACATAAAAGTCTATATACTTTTAAGTCTTTTGTCAAGTCTTTTATGTACTTTTTATTTTTTTGTTTCGCTGTCATGCTATTATATAAAGCAAGTTTCATGCACAATAGCATATATTTGCATATTTTTTTTAATTTATTTATAAGTACTTAATATCATTACAAATATAAATATAAATTTATTTCTTATATACTACATTGTAGTATATGCTATATACTGAAAAGTGACAATTCACGTCACTTTTGACAATTTTTGTCAAAAAACGCTATAACATACTGTAATTATTAATAATATTACAATGTAGTATATGACAATTATTGTCAATATATACTACAATGTATTACTGCTACAATGTAGCATTATATATACACTATATTACTACATTACTATACTACTGTATTACTACATTACTATACTACTACATTACTATACTACTGTATTACTACATTACTATACTACTACATAACTACATAACTACAATAATATTTCTAAACAATATTTACTTATTATATATACATATAGTAAATATATATTAATACATTAATATAATACATAATAAATAAATGAAGCATATTTATTTATTATACATGCAATAACTAAGCCCCCACACATTTAATAAATATGCTTCATTAAATAAATAAATAACATGCAATACAAACTACATTAATTGTAGTAAGCTACATTATTTGTAGTATGACAATTTACATTTTATTGCAACATTTATTAATTACATGCAACATGTGATAACTGAAGCCCCTTCAATAAACAAATGGGGTATACTTAATAAATGAGCATGGAGGCCCGACCATAAATTAGAATACCGAATTCACACAACTTTAACGGAGGCCAATCCTGCATCGTATTTTCCACTTGACACCACGCTCCGGGGTGTGCTATACAGCGAATTAATATGAACCTTCCCCAACTCATAAACCGCATACGCAATGGTGTGTATGAACTCATTAACACCCCTTCTAAGCAAACCGTGGTGCCCCAGGCCAAAGCAAAGATCAATCAAAACGTGCGCTTTGACGACCACACCTTGCGAGAGCTCACCAGCAACGGAAAGCAAGTGTATATCGTGCAAGCAGCTCAAATCAACCTTCAACAGTCACTTACCAACGAAGGCACCAAAGTGCTCACCTATATTGACCAACTACAAACCGCCTTAGAAGACCAAGCCCGTGACCAATCTCTATTCGAAATATTACTCCGTAAATATAATGAGGGATGCACCTTGAAAACCATCCGCGACATCGTAGAGCGTTTATACATCGAGATTGCCCTTGCCAACACGCCTACGCAATCAGATGCCGCCCGTCGCCTTGGTATTGCCCGCAGCGGCATATATGAGCGTCTAAAGCGCCTTACCTACGCCGAAGAGGCCGAACCAACCATGACAAAGGAGATCACCAAATGCGAGACACAGAACTCTACCGACTGACACCCACAAAGGGATACACTAAGGAAGGCCTACGCATGATCGCTATCGACGCGGTCAGAGACTGCGTAGGAGAGGACTGTCCTGTATACCAGAAATGTCCTTATAGCAAGAATGGAAAGTGCAGCGTGGAGACTGGGTATATCAGTGCCGTTATGGACAGCTACTATGATTTGATTAAGAAGGATATGAACCAAGAACTACTCAACGCCTTCACCCTGCGCCTGCTGCCACTGTTCCATCAGCTTGTGCGCTTCCAGATATTCGCCTACAGCGTTCAGGAGGTGTGCTACGTCACCTCCCGAGGGTTGCTAAAGATGCACCCCGTATTTAAAGAGATAAGGGAAACCATCCGCTCCATTGAGGCTACGCAGAAGTCCATTGGGTTGGAAGGAGAGTATATACGTGCTCTTGGTAACCTTAAGCAGCCAGGCATACTGCCTAGAGACCGAGAGGATGCTGAAGAGGTGCCTGGAGGTGCTAATTGGCGTGAGCAGTGGAACAAAAAGTACTTTGATCAGAACTTAGGACTGCGTGAGCCTAATGAAAGACCCACATTGAGGAGGGCGGCGAAGTGATGGAGGTCAAGAAATGTGGATGCAAGGATTGGGAAGAGAACATAAACCTTATTAATGCACCATGGACATTGCCGTTAACCATAGTAGGGAAGTATGAAGGGAAAGAGTTTGAATACTGTCCCTGGTGTGGAGGTAAGTTGTGGACTACTTATAAAGTAGAGTATGGTAATTGTAGTAGTCCAAAATGTACGTGTGGCACATCAGAGTTTAAGAAGTCTACTGTTGGGTGTCCAGTGCATGGCATTTACGAGTGGGGGTATAAGGAGAACTACTAATGCCACGCCGATCACATAATATAAAGCGCCGTATGGAGGGTAGGTGTATAGATTGTGGTGCTATGGCAGAGTATGGGAAGGTGAGATGTGAAAAATGCTTGGTGGAACAGAGGGTTAAAAAGAGGGCTAGCTATGATGAAAAAAAGCGCATAGCAAAGCATACAAGCAATAGAAATCTTTTAAAATTCAACAGATGAGAGGGGGTAAAAATTATGGCTAACAATGATTTAAACGTCAAGTTGCAGGTGACAGAGGACAATATAGAGCACATGTTGAATGGATTGGAAGAGTACAGTGGACTAGAAGTTAAGGATATAGGATTGCTGAGAAATGAGAAGGGCAAGCTGAAGGCTATAATTGTAATGTGGAGAGGGAAAGGTGCAAAATCTAAAGAAGATTAAAAAATGGCTGATTAAGAACGTAGCCGACATCCGTCTCTATAAAGGTGGCGTTATACTCTTCGGCGACAGCCACTACCGTATGAAGGGGGAGGACGTGAGAGATATCCTGAACTCCTTGCAGAAGGGAGATGTGCTGTTGCGAAGGTATGATCATTATTTAGGAGGTATGCTAACACCTGGCTACTTCACCCATGCCGCTATTTATGTTGGGGATAACAGAGTGATTCACATGTTAGGTGAAGGTATATGTAGTGAGGACATCCTTACGTTCTGCCGCTGTGACCACGTTGCTGTGCTGAGGCATGTTGGTGCCCACTATCCTCGATACCAAGCTGTAAAGAAGGCATTCGCATTTCTGGAAAAACATGTACAGTATGATTACGAGTTTGAGAGTGAAGATGAAGAGTTTTACTGTACTGAGTTTGTATGGGAATGTTATGGCAGACCTCCCGATCTCTACTTTGATAAATATATACTGCCTGATGACTTCTTAGCTTCGGTTAGCATATTTGAATTGGTAATAAGGAGACCTTCTCCATGACAGTAAAAAGAGCGAGTAGAATCAAAGCAGCAGATCACGAAGTGGTAACATATCAGGATGGAGCCGAAGGGTGTATTCGCTTCTGTGAGGATCATGTAAGGGTTCCTATTTTCATAGACAAAATGGAGTACTGGTGCCCCCTAAGTGATCTACCTGACACACCTAATCCCAAGACTAAGCGTTCCTACAAAGAGATGTGGGAAAGGCAGAAGGATATATTAAGGGAATGTCTAGCGATGGATGAGGAAGGTTATTTCCTCTACAGGCAGATAGTGTTTTGTTGGATGAGAGGTGAAGGTAAATCACTAATAGTCTGCCTTATAATAATCTGGAAGTTTATGGCATTCTCCCGCCAGAAGATCATGCTAGGGGCTAATAGTAGAGACCAAGTTAAGTTCGTTCATTATGATATTATACGGGATATCATTCTCCACAGCCCATCGTTGTTAGCACTAATTGGTAAGAATAATATCCAAGAAAAAGAAATCAGATTGAAGGAAGACCCTGACGATCCTAAGAGTAAGGACATAGATTGTATCATCCGCAGCGTTGGTACCTTTACTGGTATACTTTCTAATATAACAGCCTACTCATTCAGTGAAATGTTTGATATGAAGAATCCAAGGTTCTATGTACAGCTAGATGGTAGTATTAGAAATATACCTAATGCGTTTGGCTTAATCGACTCAACCGTGTCAGATAAGACCCATGTACTCTATAATTTATATAAAGAATGGAAAGCAGGAAACCTGCGAAATGTCTACTTCAGCTATAGGTGCTCGAGAAGTGCAGATTCGGAAGATTATTGGAACCCTCTTATGGATGAGGATCAACTTAATGACTATAAAGTCAAATTTCCTTTTGGAGAGTTTGAGAGATATTTTCAGAACCTCTGGGAGGCTGGAACTGTACGGGTTTTTACAGATGAAATGATTGAGGAAATGGGTTACATCGGTGTAGATAATGGATTTTTAAATCATGATGAAATACAAACGGCTATTAGAAGAAAGTATGAGTTGATTGCTAGAGCGGAGGATACTGCTGGTAAAGGATTTAACGAAGGGGCGGCAGCTGATTGGGAAAGAGTAGCTCTTATAGATAGTAAGTTTAGAAAGGTAGAGTCCCTTTTCACCCTTGAAGGTCCTTTTGTAGATAGTCCACCTTCGGTTTCTACGTTGCAGTTCCTTTCTGATATTTTTGATACTGATTGGGCTTTACTTACTGGACTTGACATGGCAGATCCTACTGCTGTGCATGGACAAGCTCGCACCATTTTCTGTGCTGTGCTTAAGGGACTGGCAGGAAGCCGCAGTAATCCTTTCCATGAAACTATTGAAATACCAGATATGAAGTATATCTACATATTGATATTCCTGACAAGTATTCAGAATCAAGATATCAATATTGTTAAACGTCTAATGGACGAAATGGATACAGAATATGATGGAATTGATGCATTCTGCAGCGAGCGCTACGGGTCCTGGGATATGGTTCAGTGGTGCGAGGATCGAGATATTTTCTTCGAACCTATCTTTCCTAATTACGACCGACAACGGGAAGCATTTAAAGAGTTTTATAATGTTGCCCGTGAGGGTAGATTTAAATGCCCACCAATCCATGTGGTCGGAAGTAAACGGGTCGATGTTTTACGTGAAGAGCTGTCAGTCTTTGATCATGATCCCATTAAGCGATGGTTCGGAAGTCCAGAAAAGACTGAAAAGGGAGGAATACAGGACGATTCCGTGTATAGTGTGGGATGGTGTTTATACGGAGGTCGTATGCTCGGACCTGACTCTTTTAGAATCAGAAAGTCAATGACTAGCTTTGGAACATTCATTCAAGGCACAGGAATCGTAGGGGATTATACTTGATTTTCCGCCTTTCTTTTTGGGAAAGCAAAAAATAGTTTGACAACCCGCCCCCAGGTGTGTTATATATTTGGCAATTTGTTCTCTTAATACCATCTTGTAGATGAGGAATCAAAAAATGACAGTGGAGTTGAGTAGAGATGAGATAGCGGAGAGAATACAAGAAATTCCAGATGACGTTTTAAGGCACATCACCTTCAGTATGCCCTGGCAATCACTAGCTGAAGGGTACTCTGGAGCAACCGATGAAGATGGATTCCCTATCATTCCTGATGCAGGGAAAAAGGAAGATCCAACCGAAGTAAGGAAGCGACTACAGACGGTCTGCTTCCAGAAAGCTCATCAAAATCCCCACATTAATACTGCAATAAGAGGTCTAGCTGGCCGTGTTACTGGCATGGGCTTCGAGGTCTCTTCAGGAATACCTGAAATTCAGCAAGCCATTGACGAAATTTGGTATGATCCCCGCAACCGTCTTTATTATTTCCTTTATAAGTACTACGTGAGGCATTTGATAGAAGGTGAACTATTCTTATGTCTTACTTTACACAAAGATGGCTTTGTAGAAGTAGATTTTGTGGATCCCTCTGTGGTTAGCAGCAGTGGAGGGGACGGAAGTGGAGTAATCAATCATCCTACTAAGCCTACAATGCCTCTGATGTACAATATCCGCTACGATAGCAATAATATGCAACAGATACCCTCGATTTTCTGTGCTTACTACCCAGAACTGTTATCGTTAGCCGCAGAATCCGAGCTTTACGACCCAAAATTGCAATCGAATAGCAAATCTAGGGCTAGAACTTTCACTAAATTCAAGAGTTATAATAAATTTATTGTAGTGCTTGAGAAAGGATTTGTTACGAAAAGAGCGATATCCTACCTAAGAACTACGCTTGAGTGGATAAATCACTACGAAAACCTTAAAAAGTATGAAATAGACCATAAAAAGTCATCTGGGGCTTATTTATGGATATTCAAAATAACTGAGCCAAAGAGTTTCAAACTTTGGCTATCTTTATCTGATGATGACCGTCGTAAGACGGGTATCATGGCAAAAAAGACCCCAGGATCGTCATTGGTGCTTCCCCCTGGCATGGAGGTAGAGGTTAAGAATCCTGTACTTTCTAATATTAGGGAGCAGGATACGGATATTCTTGAAATGGTTGGGAGCGGACTCAACGAGCCCGAGGATATTCTCTCCTCCAAATCTCGGAGCCCTTATGCTAGTATAAGGGCTTCGAGAGGTCCAATGTCAGACCGTGTAAGTGATGAGGTTGTGCTGTTCGATCGCTGGTTTATTCATGACTTTTGGGGTTCCATATTCTACCTTAAATCCGTAGTTTCTGATTTCCCTTCTATATTTAAAGTAAAGGAAGCTGTGGGATTTAATGAAGATAAAAGTCCGATTGTGAAAAAGGTGGATAGGAAACCTCAAGAACTCATCAAAGTTTCCTATCCCATTAGCGAAGTAATAGACCTAGAGGGCCGTGCTAAAGCATTGTTAGGGGTTAAACATGGTCCTGTGAGTGAGCAACTAGGTATACCTAATGAAGAGGTAGCACGAAGGATGGGTGTGGGTAACTACCATAAAGCTAGATTGAAAAAGGCTACAGAGGATGAGATGTATCCCGAGCTTATTTACAATGTAGATGCTGAAGCTACCCAGGAAGACTTAGAAGGAGGAGGAGCATGATAGATGAAAAAGTAGCCAGAAAGCTCGTACAGAGAATCGCTATGTCCTATCTTGGCACTTTTTATATTTGGGGAGGAGACGATCCCTCAGGATTTGACTGTAGCGGTCTTGCTATCGAGTGCTTAAAATCTGTGGGAATTCTTCCTAGATCGGGTGACTGGACAGCTCATATTCTAGCTAAAAGATTTGTTACTACTGAAGGACCTAGACCAGGAGATCTTGTTTTCTGGGCTAACGAGAATGCCCATGTCGTACATGTTGAGATATATATTGGTAATGGGCTGTCTGTTGGCGCTTCTGGCGGAGGTAGTAAAACTAAAACTGTAAAAGATGCAATCAAACATAATGCCTTTATTAAAGTAAGACCTGTAGCCTCTCGTGGCGGAGAGGTTTTTTATTGCAACCCTTATATAGAGGTATGAGATGCCTTGGACAGCGGCAGATGCCAAAAGGTTTAAAAAGGGCTTGACTTCAGCTCAGGCAGCTCAATGGGCTAAAATAGCTAATGGTGTACTGAGATCATGCCAGAGTCAGGGTAGTAGTGATTGTGAGGGAAAAGCAATAAGGATAGCGAATAGTAAATTTAGTGATGAAAGTTTTGAGCTTGAAGCCTTGGTAGAAATGGGATCTACTTGGAAACAGGTAGATTTACTTTTGCATGATTCATTTTTTGGTCTCCAGCAGCAGAAAGCCGGAGGCTCTAATGCAGGTAAATATAAAACAGGACCTTTTTGTGGTCCTTCAGGAGGAGCACCTAAGGGCACCTATCCTGTAAATACAAAGGCAAGGGCTATAGCGGCCTTGGCGTATGCTCGTCACGCACCTAATCCTTCTGGTATTCGAAGATGCGTGTGTCGTCATTGGCCAAGTTTACCAGCTTGCAAAAGGAGCTAAAAATGAGTGAGAAACAAGTACCGAAAGGAGCACTACGTTTTGTAGATGAGGGACATGGATGCCAAGCATTCGTGGACTTCGGGGAAGGTGAAGAAGGACAGCCTAAATTGAGTATGGTTGGGTACTCAGGCAAGATTATTAAAGGTCATTGGTACTGGGGGGACCTTGCCATTGACTTGCAAGGCATGAAATTCGAGGAATCCCGCTATCCTATCCTTGAAAATCATGATACCAGTCGTAAGGTTGCCTTTATGGGTAAACCTATTGTGAATGAGGAAGGACAGCTCGTAGCCCCTGAAAACAGCAAGCTGTTGGATACTGAAGCTGCTGATGAGTTCATTAAATTATCAAAACAGGGATTTCCTTACCAGTCTAGTATTAGTGCCAAGCCGCTCGTGGTAGAGAAGCTGGATGAAGGTGCGAAGGCAGAGGTTAATGGGTTCTCCATGAAAGGACCAGCTACTATCTGGAGGCAGTCAAAGTTTCGAGAGATGTCTGTTTGTGTGTTTGGATGGGATAATAAGACTAGTGCTTCGGCTTTCAGCAAGGAGCCTATCGATATTGATTACGAAGAGAAAGTAATCAACGCTGAGGATGACCTCAGTGATAACCAAAAACCTGTTTTAAAGAGAAGGGAGGTGAAAGAGATAATGGATATTAAGGAACTCCAAGAGAAGTATCCAGAAATTTATGATGCTGCTCTTAAACTTGGCAGGGAGGCAGCCGAGAAGGAATTCTCTAAAGAGAAGACCGTTTTGGAAGCCAAACTGGAGACGATGCAGAAGGACAATGAGTCTATGAGTGAGAAAGTTCTTGAGCTGGAGAAGAAAGATGCAATCCGGACTGAGAATGAGCTCAAAGCCGAAGGTTCTAAAATATGGCTTGATAAGTTGTCTGACAGCAAGATTCCCGAACGTTATTACGATAAAGTTCAGCCCCATGTTTCCTACAGCAAGTTTGTGGAGGATGGGGTACTGAATGTCGAAAAGTTTGGGGAAGCCATCGACGCTGAGATTAAAGATTGGGAAGACAGGGGCATGACTGAACAGGTCCTGGGCTCTGGCTTCACCAAAAAGGAAGTCGAGGATGGCTCTTCTGAGGGATCGGAAGAGGAGACCAAGAACGATATGGCTATAGCAGAGAAATTGGTCCATCTTGCTGGGCATCAAACCAAATCGGACTTGGAGAAGAAAGCTCAAACTTAAACCTTTAACCCTTTGAAGCCTATTAAGATAGGAGGTGAAACTGTATGGTAGATATAGCTCGAGGAGGCGATATCCCTCATGTACTTCATGGTACGCAGAAGGATTATAAACGCCTATATTATTCAGACCACATGGCAGCTCTTCGTGTTCCTGTCACCCTTCAGGCTGGTTATGGCTTGATTGAACAAGGTACCACCTTGGCAAAGAACCTGTCGGCTGCTGGTGGGAAGGCAAAACTTTTGCCTTACGCTCCTACTACCTTCCCAGCGGACGTTGATAATGCGCGGGCTTATTTGGTTGCTAATAGTGGAACTACTGATAAGTTCGTGTATGTTACCTTGGACGATAGTTATAAGTTCCAGGTAGGCGACGATGTTATCATCAATGACAACACCACCGCTGCGGAGAACAAGGGAGCGATCACGGCTATCGATCGTACTTCTGATCCACATCGTGCAAAGATCACTTTCACGACTGCTATTGGAGGTACTGCTTTTACAACCGCCCGAAGAGCCTACATCATTGTCGAAGCTGGCACGAGTGGTAATAATTACTCAGATTGTGTCGGTATTTTGGAGAAAACTGTGGATACAGGCACTGGTGTTACGGCTAAAGGTGCTGTTGCAACCCTTATACTTGGTAATTGCGTTCTGTACACAGGATGTCTTACCAACTTGGATGCCGCTGCTATTGCCGACATTAGCTCTGCTACTTTCGGCCAATACACATACATCCGTTAATTCCACGATGGAAGGAGGTGAA